CCCAGGGGCGACCCCCTAGAAAAAACCGGGGGTTCCTCCGGTAGAGATACCCTGGAGGCATCCCCTCACGTCGTTCACGCGTGAGGGGACCCCCGAGTGGAGCACCGGAAGGCCTCTCCGGCCTCTGGGAAGCCCGGGATCAAGGAGGCCAAGCGGCTGGCTCTCAACGCCATCCGCGCGGGCCGCACGATCCGTGAGGCCATGATGGAGGTCGGACGTCACGAGAAGACGTACGACTACTGGCGGAGCACCGATGGCAAGTGGAAGGCGGAGGTAGACCTCTTCCGGGCCATCAAGAAGGCTTCCGCCGACGTGGACCGGGGGAAGAACGCCTCGACATTCGAGGAGTTCAGGGAGACCTACCTCAACACCAAGACCTTCCCGCACCAGTCGCGATGGATTGACATCATCGAGGGCAGGCCCCCGAGGGACCTGCACCCCTCGATGACCTATGAGCCGGGGGACCCCCAGTACCTGCTCATCAACACGCCACCTGAGCACGCCAAGTCGATGACCATGACCATCGACTACGCGACCTACCGGATCTGCAAGGACCCGAACATCAAGATCCTGGTGGTCTCGATGAACCAGCAGCTGGCCGCGTCCATGCTGTACGCCATCAAGCAGCGGCTGACCCACCCCCGGTACACCAAGCTCCAGCTGAACTTCGCCCCGGCCGAAGGGTTCGCCGGGGGCGGGGCCGTCTGGCAGGCCAACATGGTCTACCTGGGCAGTGCCCTCCGAGACTCCACCGAGAAGGACCCCACCCTCCAGGCCCTCGGAGTCAAAGGCAGAATCTATGGCAATAGGGCAGATTTGATCTTGATCGACGATAGCGTCGTCCTGACCAATGCGAATGAGTACGAGAGCCAGATCCGCTGGCTCCAGCAGGAGGTCATCACCCGGATCGGCCCCGGGGGCCGCATCGTCATCTCCGGGACCCGGGTGGACCCCATCGACCTCTACAAGGAGATCCGAGACCCCAACCGGTACCCGGATGGTGTCTCCCCCTGGACCTACCTGGCCCAGCCGGCGGTCCTGGAGTTCGCTGACGACCCGAAGGACTGGGTCACCCTGTGGCCCAAGTCCGACCGGCCCTGGACCGGGACCACCGATCAGCCTGACGCCGACGGCCTCTACCCCCGGTGGGATGGGCCGCACCTGGCCCACCGCCGCAAGATGCTGGACTCCAGGACCTGGAGCATGGTCTACCAGCAGATGGACGTCTCCGAGGACGCCATCTTCCCCGTCGCCGACGTCAAGGCGTGCGTCAATGGTCGCCGCAACCATGGCCTGATAGTCGGAGAGAACGAGTACCACGAGCGGCCCCAGGGAATGGCCGACCTCTACGTCATTTGCAGCATGGACCCCGCGATGGCGGGGGAGACGGCGAGCATCGCCTACGCCGTGGACATCAAGACGGGCAAGCGGTACGTCCTGGACTCCCACCGGATGACAGCCCCCCGGCCCAGCCAGATCAAGGACCTGATCTTCGCCTGGACGGAGAAGTACAAGCCGCAGACCTGGGTGATCGAGAAGAACGCCTTCCAGCTCTACCTGACCCGGGACGAGGAGATCAGGACCTTCCTGGCCAACCGGGGTTGCTCCATGCTGGAGCACTACACCTCGACCAACAAGATTGACCCTGACTTCGGGGTGGCGTCCCTGGCCCCCTTGTTCACCGAACGGCTCATCTCCCTGCCCTCCAGCCACAACTGCGAGGGGGTCAAGGCCCTGGTGGACCAGCTGGTCACCTGGCGTCCCGGGGTAAAGGGGTCCAAACTGGTCCAGGACCTCCCTATGGCGCTGTGGTTCGCCGAACTGAGGGCCAGAGCGGTGATGGACCAGGCCCTGGGGAGGTCCTGGTCCCACATGGACAGCAAGTACCTTCCCAGGTACAGGCAGAGCAAGCAGTTGACGGTGAGGGTAGGAGAGCTGAGCGAGTGGAACTGAAGTGGTACTGCGCCTTTTGCGAGCAGCACCTGACCGTGGAGTACTCAGGACCTCGCCTCCCCTTCATGAAGCCCCCTCGGCAGATCGCCGCCCAGCGGCTCCTGGCCAGGGTCGATGACCACATCGACTTCCACGCCTGGCAGTTCGGCAACGAGATCAAGTACCAGTGGCTGGAGGACCAAGAGATGGACGACGACTGATGAGGACCCCCGCCGAGATCTCCGGCAAGGTCCGGGTGCTCCGGGCCGAACGGGTCGTCAAAGACCAGTCCATGGAGGACGTCTACGCCATCAGGGACGGCCGCATCGCGGACGTCTTCCCTGGGCTGTTCTCCGACGACTTCCCCGCCCCGGTCATGGCCAACTTCATCGACACTGCGGCACGGGACGTGGCCGAGTCCCTGGCCCCCCTACCCTCCTTCAACTGCTCGCCGGGCAACATGGTGTCCGATGCGGCCCGCAAGAGGGCCGACAAGCGGACGATGATCGCGGCCAACTACGTCGAGTTCAACAAGGTGAGCAGGAACATGTTCACCGGGGCCGACTACTACGCCTCCTACGGCTTCATGCCGGTCCTGATCGAACCCGACTTCGAGGCCAAGATGCCCCGGTGGGTCTTCGAGAACCCGCGTGGGGCCTACTACGAGAAGAACCGGTGGGGCAGGGTCACCTCCTACAGCCGGGTCTTCCGGAAGACCATCCAGGAGCTGTGCGCCCTCTACCCCGAGGTCGCCCACCGGCTGACCGACGACAAGAACGACGAGAACTCCCAGGCCAAGCTGGAGGTCATCCTTTACCGGGATGACGACCAGGTCTGCATGTTCGTCCCCGAGCGCAACGACGTCACCCTCTCCTGGGTCCCCAACCTCCTGGGCGAGTGCCCGGTGGCCATCGCGGAGCGGCCTGGGGTCACGGACAATACCCGGGGCCAGTACGACGACGTCATGTGGATCCAGGTGGCCCGCAACAGGTTCACCATGATGGCCATGCAGGCGGCCGAGCAGGCGGTGGAAGCGCCCTACGCCCTGCCGATGGACGTGCAGGACATCGCCATCGGCCCTATGGCCGGCCTGAGGTCCAACACCCCGGAGAAGATCCGGAAGGTCGGCCAGGAGCTGCCGCAGGCGGCCTTCGTAGAGGGCCAGATGCTGGACGCGGAGATGAAGGCGGGAGCCCGCTACCCCGGGGTCAGGTCCGGGAATCTGGACGCCTCGATCATCACCGGCCAGGGGGTCAAGGCCCTGGAGGGGGGCTACGACAGCCAGATCAAGGGCGGCCAGAAGGTCTTCGAGGTCACCTTCACGGAGCTGATGCGGCTGTCCTTCATGACGGACGAGCGGTACTGGCCCAAGGCTGAGAAGTCCATCACCGGCCAGCGGGCAGACGGGGTCCCCTACGACATCAAGTACACCCCCCGGAAGGACATCGATGGGGCGCATGACTGCGAGGTTCGCTATGGCATGGCGGCGGGCCTGGACCCCAACCGAGCCCTGGTGTTCCTGCTCCAGGTACTTGGGGGAGGTCTGCTCAGCAAGGACACGGTGCGAAGGGAGCTCCCCTTCGACATCAACGTCACCCAGGAGGAGCAACGCATTCAGGCTGAGGGGCTCCGTGAGGCGCTGGTACAGGCGGTAGCCGGGTATGCCCAGGCGATCCCCATGCTGGCCCAGGCCGGGCAGGACCCTGGGGAGGTACTCGGCCGCCTGGCCGAGATCATCAAGGGTGTTCAGACCGGGAAGGCCCTGGAGGACGTGGTGGCCAAGGCATTCGCCCCCGAACCGCAGCCCGAGCAGCCACCTGGTGGACCCCAGGACCCCCTGGCGGCGATGATGGGGGGAGGTGGCGGGGGTCTGGAAGGACTCCAGTCCTCCGGTCTTCCCGAAGGAGTAGCTCCGGGTCAGGCCACCATGGGCCCAGGGGGACGTCCGGACCTCGTCACCATGCTCGCCGGGCTCAACTCCGGCGGGGGTCCGACCCTGAACACCAACATCAAGAGGAGCATGCCAGCATGAGCCACCCGAGCCCGAAGTCCGGCAAGACCGGCCGGGCGTACGAGCAGCCCCCGATGACCTCGGGGACCCCGTCCATCAGCCGTAAGCAGCGTCAGGGCGGCAGCTACTGCACTGACCAGGAGAACCGGGGCAACAAGGGCACCGGGGGTACCGGCACCTGGGGCCCGGCGCACGGCCGGAAGGCCAAGTAACCCATGGCCCAGCACGGTGGGCCCCGCAGGCCCAGCAAGCCCGCTCCGGTGAGCGGGCCTGGAGCCCTGTCCAAGCGGACGGACGGTGGCCCTCAGCCTATGCGGGACTTGCCGGACGCCGGATATGGGGAACAGCGGGATTTCCAAGAGGCACAGGGTGGGGCACCCATGGCGGGTGCCCCCTCCGCCAGCCCGCCCCAAGGGGAGGGCGGGGCTCCTCCAGTGGAGGTGACCCCCTTTGGAGCACCCTCCGCCCGGCCGGATGAGCCGGTCACCCATGGTGCCGACTCCGGCCCGGGCCCAGGCCTTGACTCACTCGGCCTCCAGGATCCGGACGAGCGGCTGACCAAGGAGGACATGGCCCAACTCCAGGCGTACCTGCCCTACCTGGAGTGGATGGCCAGCCTCCCGAACGCCTCGCCCGGCACCAGGAGCTATGTCCGCCGGATCAAGGGGATGCTTTGAGCTACAACTTCAACACCATGCACTGGTGGGACCGGCTCGACACTCTCCAGGCCCAATACGCCCAGCAGGGCGGTGTGCCGAACGACCGGTACGGGCTGACCCTGGACCAGGCCACCGCCCCCTGGGCCAACGCCGACCCCAAGATCCAGCAGTACCTGGCCGACTCCCAGAAGTCCAAGGAGGAGGGCGGGGTCTTCGGCGACTTCACCAGGGCCCTGGGCGAAGTCGTGGACATGGGGGACCCGCTGTTCAAGGCGCTGGCCTACCCCTACAAGCAGCTGTCCACGAACGTCCTGAGCCCGATCACTCACGTCATCCCGGTGCTGTTCAACGAAGACTGGCAGAACCAGATCAACGCGGACAGCACGTGGGACGCCCTGTTCGACGGCCGGTCCTGGCATCAGATCATGATGCAGTCCGAGAAGGACTCGGTCGGCCGGGGGTTCTGGAAGTCTGTGGGGGTCCTGGACAAGGGCCTGAGCCTTCAGGACCTGGACCACCTCGGGGAGTTCGGCACCTCCAACGCCGAGCTCAAGGAGATGGAGTCCGACTGGCGGTTCACCGCCCTGTCCGGCACCACCGACTTCCTGTCGGTCATGTTCCTGGACCCCCTCTACGTGACGGCCAAGGCCGCCAAGGCCGCCCATGCCTTCTCGACGGTGGTACCGCTCAAGCCGGGAATGCTGGAGACCGCCGAGGACTTCGACAACCTCATGGTCAGCGAGCCGGTCAGCCGGTTCCTGAAGTGGACCGAAGGGCAGACGCCAGAGGCGATTGCCAACCACCGGTTCCTCAAGCGGAACCCGGAGCGGGGGCAGATCGCCGACCTGCTGTCGCACGCCACCACGATGGACAAGGACCTGATCTTCCGCCTGGTGGCCGGTGACGAGCGCGCCCTGGCCGACCTCCAGCGGACCGCTCCGGCCATCGCCCAGCAGTACCTGCGGATGCGTGGCCAGGTCGAGTTCTTCCAGCTGAAGACCCTGCCCTCCCTGACCGCGACCGTGCGCAGTGACGGCAAGAAGATCCCCCTGTCGGCCGAGCAGAAGAAGCGACTGATCGGTCCCAGACGGCAGGAGCTGGAGCAGTACGCCCGGGAGAATCGGACGACCCTCAAGCTGAATGACTCGGAGTTCAACCCGCACCTGGAGGGGCCGTTCTCCTCCCGGACCCTGCCGGAGTCGGCGCACCGGGTGTACAACACCTACTCGACCATTTACAAGCCTCTCGGAGATGCCCAGCAGACGAGGATGCTGTTCAACATCTCGGGCCAGCTGGAGCGGACCCCGGATGACCTGACCAAGGCGCTCAAGGAGTACCAGGGGTTCAAGGACGCGGTCCTGACCTCACAGCGCCACCTGCGGGTCTCCGAGCTGGCCAAGCCGCTCAAGGGCCAGAGGAGAGTCAACCGGGACCGACTGGGCACCGGACTTGCGGCTGACGAGCCGATCCCCTCACGGTTCGTCTCGCCGTGGGCAGAGACCCGGTTCAAGGGCCAGAAGCCGATCCGGTTCGCTGATGACGCCGGGGCCAAGGTCACCAAGGGCGACATGCGGGCGGCAGTCCCCGGCCGCCCCGCTCCCGAGCCCTTTATGGGCCCGGTCGAGCAGAAGTACGCCATGTGGGATTACGACGTGGCCAAGGTGGCAGACCACCAGGCGAAGATGAAGGGCCAGCTCGACCTCTTCGATGACTACCTGACCCCGGAGCTCCGCCAGCTGGACGAGGGCGTGGGGTTCTATCAGCGCCTCATCGATGACGCGGCGGGCATTGACCGGACCGGGGTACGCCCCGGCATCTTCGGATCGGCCCGGGAGCTCCCCAAGGGCGGGGCCTACGCGAGTCTGGCCGAGAGCGCGGTCAAGGTCGGCCGGTTCATGGACAAGGCCTACCAGCGCCGGTATGACGGTGAACTGCGGCACTACGGCTTTCTGTCCCGCCCGGTGTACTACGCCGCCAAGCTTCAGGACGGCCTGAGCCGGGGGCTGGTGCCGACTCACTTCAGGACGGCCGACCCCGAGGGCTGGAAGGACGTGGATATCTGGCTCAAGCGCGTGCCGGACCTGTCCTCCGCAGCCCGGGGGGCCTGGGTCCGTCAGCTGATGGCGGCCACGGAGGACACGGAAAAGCTGCGGATCGTGGAGCAGATGGAGGCCACGGTCATCCGGCACATGCTCCACACGCAGGGCGTCCACGACTACGAGACGATCGAGTCGATCACCGCTGTGACGCTGGGCAGCAGGAAGGCTTACGTCGGGCGGATGGCGGACACCATCCTGGAGCGGTCCGCCCAGGCGGACCCTCACGCCAGCGCGGACGGGGCGTACTCGGCGGTCAATTCCACCAAAGGCCTGGCCCCGGCTGGCCTGACCCCCGATGGTGTGGCCATCGTGCCTGGCCCCCAGGTCGCGACCCAGCTTCTGGACGAACACCCACTGCTGCCCGTCGATGAGCTGTACCGGGCGTTCAGGCGGGACGGCAAGTGGCTGCGGGGAGAGGGCAGCCTGGCCCTCCGCGACAACATCGTGGAATGGACCCAGCTGGCCAACCGGATCTGGAAGACGAGCGTCCTGGCCCGGGTGGGCTACCCGATCCGGACCGTCTCGGATGAGGTCCTTCTGGCGTCGGCCGCCTTGGGCAGCCTGGTCTACTACGCCGGAGCGATCGAGGGCACCGCGCGCACGGTTCGGAACGTTCCAACCCGGCTGGGCAACGCGGCCCGGCGGGCCGAGAACCGAAGGGCCCGATTCAAGCGCCAGCTCCCCGAGCATGAGCTGAAGAGGCCCCCGCACCAGCGGGGCCGTGAGGATGTCTGGGTCGGCAAGGACTCCTGGATGGCCCGGGGATTCGCAGGTGGACCGACCGGTGACATCAACCGGTCCCTGGTGAGCGCCGACCAGCGCGATCTGTTCCAGATCTACGACAACCTGCTCCACCAACTCCGGAAGGGGACCAGCTGGGGGGTGCTCGACCCCAAGAAGGAGGTCACCCACTTGGCCGCGTGGACCCACGCCCTGAACTTGCAGCTGGGCCAGGACAAGCTGGCCCGCCAATTCCTTCTGGGCGAGGATTACGCCTCGGTGCTGAAGTGGTTGAAGTCCAGCCCCGAGGGCCAGGCCTACGCCAAGTCCATGCCCCACATGGCGCACCAGCCGGAAGACTGGGTCAAGTCGGTCGCCTTCATGGTGGACTCCTACACCAAGGGCGACATGGCCCTGGCCCGTGCGGCGGCCGAGGGCAAGGTGACCCCCGCCATGCTGCGGCGCATCCCGGTGGAGAACCGGCCGCCGGTCCACGGCGGGCAGATCGACTACTCCCGGGGCGTCGGCGCGGCCAATGGTGCCATGAGCAACATCACCAACGGCTTCTACCAGATCGCCAGCAAGCTGCCCACGGACAAGCTGGTCCGGCACCCCGTGGCCGACATGCTCTACCAGAAGCGCCTCCGGGAGATGGTGGCGCACATGGAGGCCCAGGGCGTCCGGGTCGCCGAACACCCCGAGAAGCTCTACCGGGCCGAAGAGGCGGCTCGTCGCTGGACCGTCAAGGAGATGGACAGGACCTTCAAGGACCACCTGTTCTCCAGCCCCCAGACGGCGCTGCGTTTCGTCATGCCGTTCTTCGGGGCGTGGCGGGCGAGCATCGCCCGGTGGGCCACGGCCATCGCAGAGGACCCCTCCCTGGTGGCCAGGGCGGCCCAGGGCTGGCAGGGGCTGCACAAGCCCTTCGACGTGGTCGACGAGAACGGCTTGCCGGTCAGCGAGCAGCTGGACGAGAACGGCAGGCCCCGCCAATCGGCCTCTGAGATCTACGGCATGAACACCAAGAACAAGATCGTGATGCGCCTCCCCGAGGCCATCGCCAAGAAGCTGGGCGGGACCCCGTTCGTTCCCGGAGGCGCGTCCTTCGAGGACGCCCCCGGCCGGGTCATCCCTCTCAAGAGCTTCAATACGGTCTTGCAAGGCGACCCCTGGTACAACGCGGGTTTCGGGCCGTTCGTGACCATCCCGATCGCCCAGATCATCCGGGGTGACGACGCCCTGGGGATCGTCCCCACCGGGGACGCCAAGCCCGCCCTGGGCAAGCTGGCCCAGGAGACCGGGGTCCTGCCGTTCGGGGCAGGCGAGTCCTGGAGGGACCAGGCCGCGCCCAGCTGGCAGAAGCGGGCGACCGCCGGGGAGGAGGGGCTGGAGAACCGGCAGTACACCACCGCGTTCATCAACATCCTCCGGGTGGAGACCGCCAGGGCGGCCCAGGGCAAGAGGCCCCCGCTGACCGACCTGTCGGAGATCCGGAGGAAGGCCGACGACCTGACCCGGCTCCGCAAGTGGGAGAGCTTCCTGCTGCCCTTCTCGGCCCAGCCGGTCTACTACGCCAAGGAGTGGGAGAAGCTCCCCAAGGGCTACCAGTTCCTGGCGGCCAAGTTCCGGCAGTACCGGGCGGCGGCCGACACCCCCGAGCAGGGGGAGGAGGAATTCCTCCGGGACTTCCCCGACATGTGGATCTACATGCAGGCCACCTCCGACAACAAGTCGGGCATCCCCGCCAACTCCGAGAGCTGGGGCAAGGCCAAGAAGGTCAAGTATCTGGCGTCCAAGGTGCCGGACATCTTTGACTCTGCCGCCGGGGTCCAGAACCACGAGTACAAGAAGTTCGACGCGGCGGTCTACGACGCGGAGATGAACCAGGAGTGGAACCCCGCGACCGGGGAGAAGTTCCGGGAGGTCCGGGACCCGGCCACCCTGGTACCCCTGGCCAAGGCCGGGGAGGGGTGGAAGAAGTACTCCAAGATGATGGACTACCTCCGGGGAGAGCTGGAGGCCCGGGGCCTCCAGACGGTGAACGACCCGGGGGCCCAGGACCTGAAGGACTTGAAGTCGGACTACATCGACTACATCGGCGAGACCAACCCTGACTGGAAGGACGCCTATGGGTCGCCCAATCTGGGGCGGAAGCGGCGCATCCTGGAGCAGGCCCGAATCGTGGCGGCAGATAAGAATCTGCCGACCGACCCCCACCGGACCCTGGAGCTTCAGAGTCTCCGGTCCTACCTCGCGGGGAGGGACTGGTTCGCCGAGCAGCTCGCGACCAGAGGGGCCACCGAGCAGGGGTCCCTGAACATCAATGCCAAGAGCAACCAGGATCTCCTTCGAGACTGGGACGACTACCGGGAGTACCTTGCACATAAGGACACCCGTTTCTCGGAGATTTGGCTGGACCGATACTTCGGAAACGACTACTTCCAGGAGCTGAAGTGATCCCCAGGGACACCCCTTCTCCGGTGGCTGATCCGGTTGCCACCCCCAGTGGGGCTGCCCCTGCCCCCAACACCACCCCGAGTCCCGCGCCGGGGCTTGACCCTGGCTTCGCGGAGTACCAGAGGCAGAAATACGGAGGCACCGGGGGGCCTACCGGGGGCGGCATCTGGTGGACCGACGCGGGCAGCACCATGGTCGTCAAGTCGAACGGGTCTCTGCACCCCAACGGCACGGAGCCGCTGATGAAGATCGGCGACATCATGTACTGGTTCTGGCAGTGGGACCAGAAGCAGGTGGACAAGCTGGCCGAGAAGCTGGTGAAGGCCAACATGCTGCCCAGCATCAACGTCACCCGATCCGACGTCTGGGAGGCCTTCCGTAAGGGCATCCTGCTGGAGGCGGCGGCGATGTACGCCTCCAGTCCGGACAAGGCTCCGACCGTGGAGACGGTCCTCCAGAGCTTCATGAAGCGTCCCGTGGGGGACGCCAGCGGTGGGGGCGAGGCCAAGCCCAAGCAGTACACCACCACCAACACCCAGGTGTCCCTGTCGGACCCGACCGAGGCGGCCTCGCTCCTGAACCAGACCCTCCAACAGCGACTGGGCCGGGCACCCACCGACGCGGAGAAGCACAGCTTCCTGGCGGCCCTCAACGCCGCCCAGAGGAAGAACCCCACGGTGACCAAGACCAGCTACACGCTGGATGAGAAGACCGGCGGATACAACACCACGGTCGGCGAGACCTCTGGCGGAGTCAACCCCGCCCAGGTCGCCGACGACTTCACCATGGAGAACAACAAGACCGAGTACGGGGCCTACCAGGCGGCGACCACGTATTTTGACGCGATGATGGGCGCATTGGGGACCCCGGGTGGCGTCTAGCTGGGACGAGGAGCAGTACGCCAACGCGCGTCTGATCGCCGCCGTAGGGCGGGAGATGAAGATGTCCAGTCGGGACATCCTCATTGCCATCATGGCCGCCATGCAGGAGTCCTCCCTGCGCAACCTCAACGGCGGAGACCGGGACTCCCGGGGCCTCTTCCAGCAGAGGCCGAGCCAGGGGTGGGGAACGGTCCAGCAGGTGACCGACCCGATCTATGCCAGCCGGAAGTTCTTCAGCGCGCTCAAGAGCGTGCGCAACCGGAACAACATGACCCTGTCCCAGGCGGCCCAGTCGGTCCAGAAGTCGGCCTACCCATCGGCCTACGCCGACCGGGAGAACGACGCCCGCAGGATGCTGAACTTCATCGGGGAGAAGGGCGGGCTGCCCTGGCCCATCGACACCCCCCAGATGGACCTGGACGATGACGGCATCATGGCCGTCAAGCCCGAGCAGCCGACCATCGACGTCGCCCTCCAGGCGGCCCCGGCCGGGGTGGGTGCCTCCACCGAGGACACCGGGGCGGCACCCGGGACGGGGGCCAGCACCGACCCGGTGGTCCTCCCTCCGACCCAGCCCAGGCCTACCGACCCGGAGCTGACCCCAGGCCTGGACAACGGTTTCCCGGCCACCACCGGTCTTGCTGGAGGGGGGGCCAGGGAGGCAGGCATCGCGGCGGCGATGAAGCTCCTGGGCACCCCCTACTCCTACGGCGGCGGCCATGGTGCCAAGCCAGGGATCTCAGGCGGCCGGACCGGTCAGGGCATCGACTGCTCAGGCCTGGTCCGGATCTACCTCCAGGCCGCCGGAATGGACGCCGGTCAGATGACCGCTGCCCAGCAGATGAAGCTGGGCACCCAGACCGCGATCTCCAATCTCCAGCCCGGGGACCTGGTGGCGGCCCCGGACGGGGGTCACATCGGCATCTATGTCGGGGAGGGAAAGATGCTGGTCGCCCCCTCCACCGGGGACGTCGTGAAGATTGCCCCTGTCAACAGGGGCATGGTTGGTATCAAACTGTCTCTTGCCGGGGGTGGCGGGATCAGTGCCGCAGCGGGGGCTGGCGTCAGCGCTTCCGCTCCCACCGTTGACGTGCCCCAAGAGGAACCCACCCTCACCCTGGCCCAGGGTCTCGATTCCATCGGGGCAGGGGCCATCGAGAACTACGCGGGGATCTGATGCCACCACCCATCGAAGAAGCCAAGCCCAACGACCAGGCGGAGCAGGACGTCCGGGAGGAGATGGCCGCCAAGTACGGCTGGGCCATCTCCTTTCTGAAGTCCACCCCCGAGCTGTGGAAGCTGTTCCTCAACGCGGTCGAGGGGGAGTGGGACACCTCCCAGTTCGTGGCCAAGCTCCGCAACACCAAGTGGTTCAAGACCCACGGTGATACCGCCCGGAAGAACGCGGTCCTCCAGAAGACGGACCCGGCGACCTACCGGCGGAGGTTCGAGTCCAAGAAGGCGGAGATCCAGGACCTGTCGGTCCAGCTGACCGGCGTATACCTGACCAACGGTCAGGCCTCGCTGATCGCCCGGAACGCGATGAACTTCGACTGGGGGGAAGCTCAGCTTCGCAACACCCTGAGCATGTACCTCAAGCAGGTCGGGGGGACCAAGGGCCACTTCGGTGGCGAGGCCGGTGCTGCGGAGCAGGAGCTTCGACAGTACGCGGCGGACCAGGGGGTGACCCTGTCGGACCCGACCATCAAGAAGTGGCTGAAGGGGATCGTCGCCCAGAGGAACACCCTCCAGGACTACAAGGCCTGGATCCAGGGCCAGGCCGAGTCGTCCTACTCCGGGCTGGGCAACGAGATCAGGGCGGGCAAGACCGTGCGCCAGCTGGCCGACCCCTACATCCAGGAGATGGCCAACACCTTTGAGCTCAATCCGGTCGGCATCAACCTCAAGGACCCCACGATCTCTGACGCGCTCCAGTGGCAGAACCCAGACGGGAAGGTCGGGCTCATGTCCCTGGGGGCCTTCAGACGCAAGCTCAAGGCCGACGGTAGGTACCTGGGGACCAAGGCCGCTAAGGACTCCGCCATGGACGTGGGCAACGCCATCCTCAAAGACTTCGGACTGATGTGACATGCCGATCACCGAGAACGCACTGACGAGCACGGTCGGCGCGGCCCGGCGGCCCCCGCCGGACCCCGACGTTCCCTTCAAGCCCAAGCCCAAGCCGAAGTCCTCGGGGTTCGGCGGCAAGCAGGTCCAGGACGCGATCAAGAAGGCGGTCGCCGACGCCAAGGCGAAGGCGGCTGCCAAGGACGCCGCAGCGAAGGCCGAGAAGGACGCGGCAGCCGCCAAGGAGAACGAGAAGTACCAGGCCGATGCCCTGGCCACCCTGACGATGATGCTCCAGGCCTGGGGCCTGGACTCCCTGACCGGCACGGTCATCGGGATGATCCAGCAGGACTACAGCACTAACCAGATCCTGTTGGAGCTCCGCAAGAGCGACGCCTACAAGAAGAGGTTCAGCGGCAACGAGGCCAGGATCAAGAACGGCTATGCCGCCCTGGAGCCGGCCGACTACCTCCAGGTGGAGGATGCCTACCAGCGCATCTTGCAGAGTGCTGGCCTGCCCAAGGGTTTCTACGACTCCCCGGACGACTTCGCCAGCTGGATCGGGAACAACGTCTCAGCCACCGAGATCTCCGAGCGAGTCGGGTTCGCGACCGACGCCGCCCTCAACAGCGACCCCCACTACCTGGAAGCCCTTGGGCAGATGGGCCTGAACACCGGGGACCTCACGGCGGCGATGCTCGACCAGAACCGGGCCCTGCCCGTCCTGCGCAAGACCATCGGCACCTCCAAGCTGGGTGCCGCATCCCTCGGCGCTGGCCTCGGGTTCAACCAGGACCGGGCGAACAAGTTCTACAGCCTGCTGGCCGACGCTAACGGCGGGATCGACTCCCAGTTCGCCCACCAGGCGTACTCCACCGTGGCAGCAGCACTGCCCCGGGCCAACAGCCTGTCCTCCATGTACGGCGAGCAGGTGGACCAGGGGACTCTGGAGGATGAGTTCCTGGGCCGCAACGAGCTGGCCAGCCAGAAGCGCAGGCGGCTCGCCAACCTGGAGATGGCCCAGTACCAGGGCACCGGGGGCCTTGGAGAGAAGGGCCTGTCCCAGAAGTCCAGAGGTGAGTACTAACGCCATAGATGACTGGGTGGTCATTTAGGGGTTACTATCTGGACCAGGAGGTCCGCTCTACGGGCGGACCCCCGTCGGTGCCTTAGCTCAGTTGGTAGAGCGCCCGGTCTGAGGGGACACGGGAGGTCACAGGTTCGAGTCCTGTACGCGCCGCGTTTTCACGCACTAGCTCAATTGGCAGAGCGCCCGCCACTTCGGGTGGTTCCTGGTTCGAGTCCAGGGTGTGTGGCCCATTCGGGGATCCACCGGCCCCCCGATGTGTAGTGAGTCCGGTAGCAGGAGCTGACCGACCCCATCCCCTGGGGCAGGCATGGTCTGTGAAACGAAGAGGGCGAGCATGACCGACTACGACGACTACGAGGACGAAGACGACCAGCCGCAGGACGGCAACCGTCTGGTGCAGGACCTCCGCAAGCAGCTCAAGGCCAAGTCCAAGGCCGAGAAGGAGTTGCTCGAAGAGGTCGCCAAGCTCAGACAGACCAGCCGGAAGACGGCACTGTCAGAACTCCTCAAGGGAGCCGGAGTCAACGAGAAGGTTGCTTTCCTTGTACCGAGCGACGTGGAGCCCACCGCAGAAGCGGTAGGTGAATGGTTGAAGGAGTACGGGGATGTCTTCGGGGCTGGACCCCAAGGCACCACGTCTTCGGCTGGCGGACCGGAGGACCAGGAGGTCCCCCCTGAGGTCCAGACGATGAACCAGATGCAAAACGTTGCAGCGACCGGTGAGATCAAGGGACAGACGCGGCAGGTAAGTAAGGCCGATCTGATGGCGGCCTCCTCTGAAGAGGAGATCTGGGCACTCATTCGAAAGGGTGCTGCCCAGGGCTCATAGCCCTCTGCCGAAGGACCAGACAGTCCCATGACTGCTACCTCTACAGACCCAGCATCCCTGGGTACCGCTCTCGTCCAGACCGCCTACGATCGTCTGGTCGAGTACAAGCTTCGTTCCATGCCCTGCTTCCGGGCGCTGGCGGACAAATCCCCAGGCCAGCAGGCCATGCCTGGCTCCAGCGTCGTCATGCAGTTCTACAACGACCTGAGCGTGGCAACGACCCCCCTCACGGAAACCGCTGACGTCACGGCTGTCGCGGTGCCGTCCACCTCCTCGGTCACGGTGACCCTCCAGGAGTACGGCAACGCCATCCTCATGACGAGGAAGCTCCAGCTGGTGGCCCTGTCCAACGTAGACGAGGGCGTGGCGAACATCGCCGCGTACAACATGAGGGACTCCCTGGACTCCCTGGTGTCCCCCATCCTGGCGGCAGGCACCCACGTCATCCGGATGAACTCTGGCGTCGTGAAGTCCGACATGCTGACCGGCGGCGCTGGCACCACTGGTGCCATCACTGGCGCAGCTACTGACTCCTTCACGTCCAAGATCCCGCGTCTGGCCACCGCCAAGTTCCGGACCAACAAGGTGGTCCCCCGGCAGGGCGAGCTGTTCGGCTGCTGGGTCCACCCTGATGTAAGTCACGACCTCAGGGCTGAAACTGGGGCTGCGGCCTGGCGGGATCCCCACAACTTCTCGGGTGCGGAAAGCATCTGGGCAGGGTCGATCGGGGTCTACGAGGGGTGCTACTACATCGAGTCCCCTCGGCTCCCCACCGCCCTTGACGGTGCCTCCTCGGCAAAGGTCTACCGGACCTTCTTCCTGGGGCAGCAGGCCCTGGCGGAGGCCGTGGCCGAAGAGCCGCACATCGTGTTCGGTGAGGTCGTGGACTCCCTCCGGCGTTTCACCCCGATGGGCTGGTACGGCCTCCTGGGTTGGGCCCGGTACCGGGAGGACGCCCTGATCCGCGCCGAGACGTGGTCAACCATCGCCTAAGCGGCTGAGGGGGTAGGGAGACCTACCCCCTTCCGCCCCTGGAGGGGCCATGACCGACTACCTGTTCACGCCACCGACAGTGGCCCAGGGCCCGGCTGCCCGGGACCGGCTGTTCGTCCGGGTCTCCATCGACCGGGGCCTGACGGTCATCAAGCGCCAGGCCGGGACCTACTACGAGCAACGGTTCCCCTCCCAGACGGAGCTGGAGGAGGCCGCCGCGTTCTGGCTTGGCGGCCACGTCTCCACGATCGATCAGGCCACCCGGGACGATCTGGTCGCCGCCGGGTACGGCGCGTACATCACAGCGATCCCCTGAGGGAGTTGGCCATGGCTTACAGCAAGGCCAAGCCGAAGAAGAAGGCGGGCAAGAAGCCCGCCATGCCAATGAAGATGACCCCGGCCGAGATGAAGGCCATGGCCAAGAAGAAGAAGGGCAAGTAAGTGGCTTACAGCTCAGAACTCCGCCGGTTCTCCATCGTCACGGGGACCCTGCCGGATGCTGACGTGCTGGGTGTCGTCTATGGCGACGGCCGGGCCGTCTACCGGAAGTACCAGCTGGCTCCGAACAGCTACTCCACCCCGATGACCACGTCCATCACCGACCTGACGGACCAGTACTCGGCGATGGCCGGGTACGCCCTGACCTACAACGACCCGCTGGACCCTGACGGGGTCTCGGTTTCGCCGACCTCGGGCACCAATGCCGGTGGCACCACCATCGTCATCACCGGCACCGGCCTCAACTCCACCTCGGTTGCCGTCACGGTGGGTGGGGTGGCCTGCACCACGGTCCGCTCCAACGCCACCACGATCTCGTGCGTGACCGGTGCCCACGCCAACGGGGCGGTGGACATCGTCATCACCACCCTGGAGGGCACCGACACCATGGTCGGTGCGTACACCTACACGTGAGCACTCACGTCTGCCGGTGCCCCGAGGGTGGCCACCCCACCTTCGGGGCCTGCATGCGGGCCAAGGGGATCAGGGTGGGCTGGGCCAGGTCGGCCGCAGGGTTCGACCTGTCCAGCGAGAAGCGCTTTCAGTCCGGGCTCCAGGAGTACCGGGACGCACGCCGTCAGGGCGTGCAGCCAGAGACCACCAGGACGCCGGACATCCGGCGGGCCATGCGGGCATCAGAAGAAGTAGGAGTTCCCTATGGCGCTGCCGAATCAGGGTGACCCGGCCCCCTGGGGCACGGACCTGCGGAACTACATCCTGGCCATCGAGGCGGCCAAGGCCAACAAGCCGCTCACTGGGAGCAAGGCAGGAGACCAGTCCAACGGCACGGCGGTTCTGGCCGACGTCACCAGCCTGAACCTGTCGCTGGAAGCGACCAGCACGTATGACTTCGACTTCTACCTGCCCTACACCGGCGACACGAACTCCAACGCCCCGGTCACCCTGTCTCTGTCGGGGCCGACGAACACCTTCCTCGGGTACTTCATCTACGTGCAGTCCTCGGCCTCGGCGAAGACCGAGGTGACCAGGACGGCCTTCGCCTCCAGCTTCACCGGGGCGGCCGTCACCACGGCCGGGACCATCTACGTCGCCCGGATGTTCGGCAGGGTCACCACGAACGCCTCTGGGACGCTGGTCCCCCAGTTCGCCGGGGACGGTACCCACACGAACGTCATCAAGGCGGGGGCCTGGTCTTCCGCGAGACTGGTGGTCTGATGCCGCTCGACGTCCAGGGAGAGCTGAACCGGATCGCCGGTACCTCCGGCGTCGGGGAGGCCGGCGCGGCCAACCTGATCGCCAGGACCACCGGGTACGAGACGGTCGGTGCGCTCAACGTCGCGGCCGGTATCACCAACCCGGCCAACTGGCTGGACATGCAGGGCGTGGCCAACCTACTCGCAGGCACCACAGGGCTGGGCACGGCCCGCGCCCTGTCCCTGGTGGACACCATGGGCATGTTCGGGTTCGGCGCGTTCGGCGAAGGGGTGTTCGGCGGATGAGCACTCTCAAGCAGCTGATGGACCAGGTCGAGATCAACCTTCAGGGCTACGTCCAGGACCAGGCCGAGCAGACCTACGTGACCACCGCCATGGACTCCGACGACCTGACGTTCATCGTGGACGAACCGGCCCTGGTGTCCCGGGGGATCGTCCAGGTCGAGGACGAGCTGATGTGGGTCAAGTCGGTTAACCGGGAGACCAGCACGGTGACGGTGTCACCGTTCGGCCGGGGGTACCTGAGCACCACGGCGGCCTCGCACGCCGAAGGTGCCCGGGTCACGGACAACCCCCTGTTCCCCCGGAGCCAGGTGAAGATCGCCATCGATCAGGTCCTGGAGAACCTCTATCCGGACCTGTACGTCCTGACGTCCACCACCTTCCCCTTCGTCGCGGCCCGTGCCACCTACGAACTCCCGGCTGCGTCCAGGAACGTCACGATGGTGACGTGGGACGTGATCGGCCCCACGAAGTACTGGGAGCCGGTGAGGCGCTGGGACTTCAATCCCCGCGCCGACACCACCGAGTTCCCGACCGGCCGCTCCATCGACATCTGGTCTCCGATCGTTCCCGGCCGGACGGTCAAGGTGGACTACATGAGCAGGCCCACGGGGCTGTCGGCACCGACCGACCAGTTCACCAGCACGGGCCTTGAGACCTACGTGGAGACCACCGTTGTCTACGGGGCCTGTTACCGGATGGTCGGCTGGCTGGACGCCCCCAGGCTTCAAGCCAGGGCCGTGGAGACCTCGCAGAGGAGCGCCTACGTGGAGACCGGCAGTGCGTCGGACACCGCGAAGTACTTCTATGCGCTCTACCAGCAGTCCTTGGAGGCGGCGCGGATGCGCTTCCTGAAGGAGAACCCGACCCTCCTGCACTTCAAGAGGTACTGATGGCACCGAACCGGTACTACTCCAGCAATGCGGTCGAGACGACCCTGACCGCCGGTATCTCCAACAGCTCGACCACGATCAGCGTGGCGAGCGCCACGGGATACCCGGCCTCGGTTCCCTTCACGGTTCACGTGGACCTGGGCAACAGCTCCGAAGAGATCATGACCGTCACCAATGTGAGCGGTCTGAACTTCGACGTCACCCGGGGGGTGGACGGCAGCTCAGCCGTCTCCCACAGCCTGGGTGCCACTGTGATCCATGGCGTGTCCGCCCGAGACTTCCAAGAACCCCAGGACCACCTGGGGTCCACTGCCGCGCATGGGGCGACCGGGGCCGTGGTCGGTACGACCAACACCCAGACCCTGACGAACAAGACGCTGACGACCCCCACCATCAGCACTCCAGTCATTACCGCCTATCCGCCCCGGTGCAAGCGGCGCAAGGCGGCTTCCCAGTCGGTGGCCAACAACACCGACGTCCGGGCCCAGCTGGACACGACCGACCTCAACGTGGGCGGGTTCGTCTTCGCCGGGGCTTCGACGTACACGATCGAGGTGCCGATCGCCGGTACGTACCAGGTGAGTATCGCCGCGACCTTCGAGGCGACCGGGGCCAACACTGGGGCGCGGAACGTCCAGGCCCGGCGGGACAGTGACAGCTCCATCGTGGTGAAGGCGTCCACGGCAGGGACCGGTGCGGCCGACTGGATGGACGCCTCGGCGTCCGACTCGGTGGTCCTGGCCGCCGGCGAGAAGATCTACCTGAACCTCAAGCAGACGAATGGCTCGTCCATGAACGTCCATGACGCGGGGCTGAGCGCGACCCTTCTGGGTCGCACCTGATGTCCAAGAAGATCCGTTCACGGATCAGGTTCGGGATCGGGGCGTCGGCCTCGGAGTTCACCACCGGGTACACCGACCCCTACAACGCCTACGACTTCGCCGTGGGGGGCATCCCTTTCCTGTCGGCGATGTCCCGGGAGAATCCCGGGATCATCAAGTCGGCGGACTTCCGCAAAGCCCAGATCGACCAGTCGGTGGAGCCGGGCGAACAGTCCCTGACCGGCTGGTGGGTGCGGAGCCAGCTGTCCTTCCACGCGGGGGCCGGGCTCCAGTTCAGCGACCCGTCCCTGGATGAGTCGGCCCCGATCCGGTTCAAGGAGTCCGAGGGGGTCAACGTCTGGACGCCAGGCGAAGTGACCCTGCTCAAGAAGATCGACCTTCAGCTGGCCCAGAGCAGCGTGTTCCCCAGCCTGATGGTGGGTGGTGACCTGCTCGGGGATGACTGCATCGTCTACGCCTGTGAGACCGAGGTCGGGTACATCCTGGATGACGGCACCAAGGCCGTCATGACGGCCACGTCAGGGTCTCCGACGTATGAGTGGAAGAGCCTGACCTCAGACGGAGGTTGCTACTTCGTAGCCAATGGCGAGGGCGTCTGGCAGATCACCTTCACCGGCGTAGGTCCCATCACGTACACCTTCGACAAGCTCTGGACGATCCCTGCTGACGATGATCTGGCCATCGGATGGGTGAAGGGCCGCCTGATGCTCGGTCTGGGCCAGAAGATCTACGAGCTGATCGATCCGGGCGGCGCTCCGCCGCACGCTCTGCCCACCGCTGTCTTCACCGCAGAGGCGGTGAACTGGACGTGGACGTCCTTCACTGCCGGGCCCGAGGCCATCTACGCCGCCGGGTATTCCGGCAACCGGGGCACCATCATGCGGATCCTGGTGGACAGCGAAGGCGCACTGCCGGTGATGACGGGAGCTACCGAGGTGGCCGCGCTTCCGACGGGAGAGTTTCCCTACTGCATCAGGACCTACCTCGGTACCAAGATGGGGATCGGCACGAACAAGGGTTTCCGGGTGGCCGAGATCGACTCTGGGGGCAGCCTGGCCTACGGCCCGCTGATTGAAACAGATGGCAACGTCAACGACATGGTCGGCCAGGACCGGTTCATCTACTTCACCGATGGTGACTTCGTGAACTCAGGGCTGATCCGGGTGGATCTGTCGGTCCTGAACCCCTCAGGTCGGTACGCCTATGCGACCGACCTCAAGCTGTCCGGGCACTTTGAGCCAGACTCGGTCGCGGTCATCGGGAAGTCGGGGAGGCTGGCGCTGTCCCAGAACCAGCTGGGCATCTACTTCGAGAACGAGACGGATCTGGTCGATGAGGGGTATCTGCTCTGCGCCCAGACCCGATACAACACCCTGTGGCCCAAGCTCTTCAAGCGGCTCTCGGTGCGGGCCAAGATCCTGGGACACCTGGTGGTGTCCACCGTGGACAAGAGTGGCAACGAAGTCACGGTTGCCACTCTGGACGACAACTCTGACCTGAACCCGGACCTGGTCATCAACGCTCCGGACGACCCCCAGGAGTCCCTCGGTTTGCGGTTCGTCCTCCAGGAGCTGGACGCCGACACCGGCCCGACCTTCCGTGGGTACCAGTTCAAGGCCCTGCCGGGCGGGCCCCGGCAGTACACCTACGTCATGCCCTTCCTCTGCTTTGACTCCGAGAAGGACGGGCAGGGCGGGGTGATGGGCAACAAGGGGTATGGGTCGGAGCGCCTGACAGCGATTCAGGAGATTGCCTCCGAGGGGACGGTGGTCCTCTTCGAGGAACTTTCCAGTGGCTTCTCCACGCTGGTCACCATCGAGGAACTGGAGTTCGCCCAGATCTCTCCTGGCGGGATGACCCAGTCCCCATGGGGGGGCATCCTGACCCTGAGCATGAGGACGCTGGACTGATGACCATCCAGGAGCTTCTCAACGGGGTCATCTACTCCGGCACCCTGGCGGGTGCCCTGGTCGCCATCCTCGGGTTCCTGCATTTCGCCATGGTCAGGCCGCTCAGGAACTTCCTGCGCCGGGAAGTCGTGGGGGGGCTGACGGACATCAAGGATGCGGTCGAGATCAACACGACCACACTGGAGAACCTCCAGGGCAGGCTTGACGACCACATCAGCAATGGCGGTCACCTGAGCCACTGACGTAGCCTGACCGGGTGGACACTTTCTCCTACGCCAGCACCCTCCCGATGGCGGAGCCCCCCACTCAGTGCCTGTGGGCCATCTCTGGGGACGACCCCGAGAAGACGTCGGCTACCCAGGTAGCCCAGCGGATGAACATCCGTATGACCCAGCCGAACCTGGTGTGGAACCCCCTGGACGGGGAGCTGGTGGCGATGAACCCCGCGACCCAGGAGAACCGGCTGCACTACGCCACCCGGAAGATGTTCACGGTCCTGGTCGTGGCGAACGACACCCCGATGTTCACGGACTACCCCGAACAGAACCTGCTGTCGGTACTCGGGGCCATCCCCGAGACCATCCCCAACGACTGGCCGATGGGCCCCCCATCGACCCTGAACCTCGGAGTGGGGCGGCCGGGGGATACCCCCGGCCACTACACGGAGGATCAGGTTCTGACCAACGGCAAGTCGGTGGGACGTATCGACATCAGGCGACTAAGGAGACCGGAATGACCGAGCCGCTGCCTCAAGAGGTGGAGGTCCCGAAGGGGCCCCCTGTCAGTCAGGATCCCAACTGGGTCCCCGAGGACGAGGAGCCTGATGGCGACGCAGGCTGACCTCCTCCTGGCGGAGATGCGGTCCCGCATCGGGATGCGAGGTCGCCCCAACGTGGCGACCCGGTGGTACGCCGCCGGACACGGCAACGAGTACCTCACCGCTGCCTGGTGCGACATGTTCCTGTCCTACTGCGCGGACCAGGCTGGTCTCAAGGGCGTGGTCGGCGAGTTCGCCTACTGCCCTAGCCATCTCAACTGGTTCAGGCGGCTGGGCCTGGTGGACAAGGTCCCCGCCAAGGGGGCCATCGTCTTCTTCGACTGGGACGATGACGGCGTAGCCGATCACGTCGGGGTCGTGGAGGCGCGCAACGCGGACGGCTCCTTCAAGACCCTCGAAGGCAACACCTCGGATGAGGTCGCCCGCCGGGTCCGCTTCATGCGGGACGTCCAGGCGTTCGCCCATCCGGCCTACCTCCCGGCACCGCTGGCCTACCCCGGCAAGATGCTCATCCTCGGTTCCCGAGGCCCTGCGGTAGCGCAGGTGCAGAAGCGCCTGATCAAGCTGGGTTACCCGCTGGCGCGGTACGGGGCTGACGGGATCTTCGGCGTCGAGACCGTGCGCGAGGTCAAAACCTTCCAGCGAGTGGAGCGTTCCAAAAATCCGAAGGTCGAGATCGACGGCAAGGTGGGCCCGGTGACCTGGAAGCTTCTCTTCCCGTAGCCTGGCGGTACCGCCAAGAAGAACCCCGCCCTGTCGCGGGAAAGCGAACGGCCCAGGGGGACTAGCCCTGGGCCGTTCTGTTCCTCCGCTCAAAGAGGAAGCCTGTGGGCAAAAGGCCCGGCCGGTGGTGACGTGTGACGGCGACCCGGCCGGGCCTTCGCTTGGGCCGGTATCTGACCGGCCCACCCTCCACTGCGGCGCAAAGAACAGGGAGGGGGCTGAGTGACCCCCGGGACCGGGGGTGAGGCGGTCCCCCGGGGGCCGTGTTCCACCTGCCCCAAGCGGGGGAACACTCAGGGCCCGTCCCTAACCCCCTTGATCAGGTCGGACCCAAGGAAAGATTAAGCCCCTGCCGGGGCGATTCGGTCGTCAGCGGGGGCCTGTTACCGAACTGTGCCCCGGCAAGGGCCCGAGAGAGGAGAAGAGATAGGGGGCTACCTGTTCTCCGTCGCCCATCCTAAGCGCCTCTGGCGGTCCCTCGGGACCGGGCGCGCCGGTCGGCGAGACTGGTAACGCCCGCGACCTCGACCGGCTCAGGAGCCTTCTCGGAGGCTTGGGCGGCCTGCTCTGCGGCGAACATCTCGCCGAGGTTCTCGGCCTCCCGGTCCTCGTCCATGTACTCGGCCGTCTGGGCCTGCGTCTTGTGGTCGGCCATGACCCGTGCGGCCTCCATCCCGAAGCGCTCCTTCAGGCCGATCAGTCCGCCCCGCCGGGCGGAGTGAATCCCGAAGACCCCAGCCTTCTTGAGGCTCTTGTGGACGCTGCTGTAGGACAGCTGGTTCTCAGGGAAGATCCACAGCGGGCGGCGAGCGCCTTCGATGGACTTGCCCGGGGCGATGTCCACCGGAGGGAAGACCCAGTCCGAGGGCCGGGCCTTCCGTTCCGGCCTGCCCTTCTCATCGAACCCGAACCGCTCGTTCAAGAGCTCCTGGTACCGCTCCCGCCACTCGGCGATGAAGGGCAGCAAGAGCGGGTCGATCGGCTTCTTCTTGGCGTCGCCGCCGATCTTGTTGTTCTTGAAGATGAACATGCCGCAGGGATAGCCCGGCCGCTTGGTGGTGTCGATGTCCTTCCAGCGCAGATCGCAGATCTCGCCCGCCCGGCGGGCCATGTAGAAGGTGAACAGCAGGTAGTACTTGTCGCGGTCATGCCAGCGGGCCGCCTTCTCGGCCAGGCCGAGGACCTCCTGGGGGTAGATGAAGGCCTTGGCCTTCGCCGACTCCGGCCGCCTGCGGGGGATCAGATCCGCTTCGGGGTTCTGATCCTCACCGAGCAGCTTCCTCTTGCGGAGGAAGTCGATGTACATCCGCAGGTGGGAGAGGTACAGGTTGTAGGTCCGGTCGGCCCGGTCGGCGTGGCTGGCGACCATGTAGGCCGAGACCAGCTCGGCCGTGATCTCCCGGGTACTGATCAGGTCCTGGTTGCCCAGCCAGTTCGTGAGCTTGGTGGCCTCTTGCAGCTTCCCCTTGATCGAGGACTTGGAGTACTGGGCCACGTCGCGCATGTAGACGTACCAGTTCCCGAGGGCTTCGTAGAGGTAGTCCGGGCCTTCGTAGGCATCGGCTTCGTCTTCGTGATCTTCGACCGCGACGTCGGGCTCTTCGTTCATGAGGGGTCCTTTCGAGGGGCGGGTCTTCGTTTGTCACACATCTCTAAAATAGACCTGGTGGACTTCAAGGCAAGTTAGGCAGATCGCCATAAGTCGTCGCCGTCCAGGTCAGAGGGTGGTTATAGCTCAAGCTAGCCGGTAAGTCCGCACGCGGCGCAGCGAATGTCACAACGAATGCGTCACATTCCCGGGTCTTCGGCTGAAACGACGCTTACGATGACCTTGGCATCCACCGCGAGAGAGGCCATGTCATGCCCCGCAAGCCCGACTTCGATCCGGAAGACGTCCGGCAGGTGATGTCGGCCGTCCCCAGGCCGTCATCGGCCCAGGCCGCCCAGATCCTCGCCCGGCGAGTTGGCAAGCCCTGCTCCGCCGGATACATCCGGGGGGTCCTCGCACGGCACCCCGAATGGGAGCTGGACGAGCCAGCCCCGCCCGGCGACATCCCCGCCCTGGACTACGAATGCGCCCGGGCGCTGGGCTCGATCGAACGCCCGCACAAGGCGACGAACGCCTGGGTCCAGCTGACCACCTACGAGCGCTACCGCGCCGGGCTGCTCGGCGACACCCAGGCCACCCGGTCGGCCGAGGCCTACGTGACCAAGCGGCTGCGTCTGGGACTGGTGGTGGACTACCACCAGTCCTCGGGGTTCATCGACCGGATCGCTCTGCCCTGGGAGGAAGGCTGCTACCTGAAGCAGCCCCGCCCGGACTACGCCCAGCTGGAGTTGGAGACCGCACTGGCCGGCGAGCCCCCCGGAGAGCGCCGGGAGGCCTGGGTCCGCTGGCGCGAATTCGACCGGATCGCCGAAGGCGGCTCACTCACCCGGAGGAACGCATGACCATGGCCCAGGCTGTTCTGTGCATGTACGGCTGGACCTTCGGCGGCCTACTGATCCTGGTCATCGCCATCAGGGCGATGCCGTCCGCCACGCTGTTCGCTGAGCTGGACCGTACGCCCCTGGCGCTCCGGGTCCTGGCCGTCCTGGGGGCGGCCGTCGCCTGGCCCTCCACGCTGTCCCTCCTGGTCGCCGAGAGGCCACGGGGCCGCCGCAGGCGGTAGCCTGGCACCGCTCCGAGAAGCAGAAGAGAGGGCCCTTCCCCAAGGGGGCCCTCTCTTTGTGGCTCCGCTCAATAACCCCCCGGTCACGTAGGGATTGAGGTCAAAAAAAAGACCAGGTCACCCGGCTTGCCGGGCTTGATCCTTTTGTCCGGCCGCCGGTACGGTCAGCGTCCTAAGCAGCGGGGAGCCAGCGTGAGCGATGTTGAGGGAGTGATGGTCGAAGGTGCCTGGATCATGGCCAACGGCCTGGTCGGCGTGGACGTGGGCAGGTCGGGTGCATACCTGGGCGTGGACCTGTTCAGCTGTCAGTACGGCGGCGTCACCCCGGAGTGTGACGCGGACCTGGCCGAGGCCAGGTCTCTGATCAGAGGCCTGGGCTACACCCGGACGGGTACCGTCACGATCGAGGACGGCCAGGTTGTGATGGAGCTGCTCTGACGCAAGACCCGAAGACCCTGGGCCTCGGTGCCCGGGGTCTTTTTTGTTACCCTCCTGTGACCTGATCATGGGCCTGACCTGGGGCTGCGTAATACCTCTGGGAAACCCATAGAGATCTGTTGCAAACGATCCGGGGGAGACCTACTGTCTCCCCCATGCCCTCAGACAAGTTCACCCACCCGGCCCTGGAGAGGTCCTCCTGGTCGGCGCTGAACCAGTACCTGGACTGCCCGGAGAAGTACCGGCGCAAGAGGATCCTCGGCCACGCCGAGTCCCTCAGCTGGGCCCTGGTGGGGGGCAAGGCGGTGCACACCGGCACCGAGGAGTACGACCAGTGGGTTCTCTTGGGCGACGCCGTGCCCGAGGGCACGCCAGCCGTCTGGGACTGGGCCGTCGAGTGGCCTCGGATTTTCGAGGCCACCGTCTTGGAGGAGGAACAGCAGAACGGCACCACCCGGGACAGCTGGACCGTCTACGGCCAGCCGACCGTGAAGTACCCCGACCGGGAGAACGAGACGTTCTGGCGGGACAAGGGGGAGCAGTACTGCCGCAACTGGCAGACATGGCGCGAGGCCAACCCGGGGTACCAAGAGTGGTTCACCCCGGACGGCGAAGTCGGGATCGAACTGAGCTTCCTCCTGGACTTCGGCGGCACCCCGATGAAGGGGTTCATCGACCGGGTCTTCACCCTCGGCAACAAGCTGATGGTGATGGACGTCAAGTCCGGCCGGACCATGCCGGAGACGATCCTCCAGCTGGAGCTGTACGCCTCCGCCATCGACCTCAGGTATGGAGTCCGCCCTGAGCTGGGCGGCTTCTGGGATGCCCGCAAGGGCAAGCTCATTCACCCTGAGGTACTCGGCCAGACCATCGGGACGATGGACGTCATCGAACTGATCGAGGGGTTCGTGGCCACGGCGGAGACGGGCCACTTCCTGGCCCGGCCGGGACGTCAGTGCACCTACTGCACCTTCAACAAGACCTGCCCCTGGGCCCAGAGCCTGACCTTCGGCATGCGGCCGAAGGAAATCAAGAAGGAGATCACCGCGTGAGCGAACACCAGCCCCTGCTCCAGATCGGCACTCCACTGCGGGAGACCGACCCGGCCTACGTCATCCTGCGCCTGGACGACAATCAGGACGTGGCGACGGCAGAAGCCATCATGAACCAGGCCGCCGAGCGGCTGGCCCCCCTGGCGGTGGGCCTGGCCGACACGGTCTCCCGGCTCCTGCGGTCCGGCGTGGGGAACGTGACCGGCCAGCTCCAGCAGGCCGGGCTCGCCCCGGTCCTGACCCAGGCCCCTCAGGCACCGGCACCGCCGGTCTACCCCCAGCAGCCGATCCAGGCCGGTCCGCCCCAGCCGGTGTACCAGGGGCCCACCGTCACCAGCCAGGCGGTCATGCCGCAGCAGGCGGCCCCGACCAGCTCTCTGCTGACCGGCCAGTGCTGGGCGGCCAGCCCCCGCAAAATGCACAGCTGTGAGTGCCGCGACTGCGGCGCACCGACCTACCTGACCACCAAGACCCTGCGGTCCAACAAGATCTGCAACGCCCATGTCTGCTCGCAGAACCCCCAGCACAAGATCACCTGGTGCGAGGAGCTGATCTGGAACTCCAAGGTCGTGGAGGCCAACGGCCGGGGCATCGGGACTGACCCGAACCTGGTCACCGGCTAGTGATCCCAGCGTTCCGGTCCCTTGACCGGGACACCGGGGCGGGACAGGCCCTACCGCCGGTCTGGCGGACCTTCGAGAAGAACGATGTGCGCCTCTACCGGGGGGAGCTGGCCCTGTGGGCCGGCCCCCCCGGTGGGGGGAAGTCGGCGGCAGCCCTTCAGTACTCCGTCGAAGCAGGAGTCCCCGCCCTGTACGTGTCCTGCGACATGGGGGGGCACATGACCGGGGTCAAGCTCTACTCCATCATCACCGGTCAATCGAACAAGCAGGTAGAAGAAGCACTTGAAGATCCACTCAGGAGAGGAACGGTCCGCGATGGCATCGCACAGAACACCCAGCACCTCTTCATCTCGCACGCGTCGCGGCCGACACCGGAAGCCATCGCGTCTTACGAGATGGCTTTCGAGGAGATCTGGGGAGAGCCTCCCGCCCTCCTGGTTCTCGATAACGCGATGAACGTGGCGACCAGCGGAGCTGACGAGATCGCCGGGCTGCGGGAGCTGAGCCAGATCATGCACTGGCTGGCCCAGGAAAAGGAGATCGCCACCCTGGTCCTCCACCACGTGAACCTCTCCGGCAAGGACACCGTCCTGACCAAGCCCGCGCCGATGAACGCGGTCAAGGGGCAGATCTCCGAACTGCCCGCCCTGGTCTGCACGGTGGCGGCCGACTCCAAGGCGGGCAAGTTCCGCATGGCGGCCGTGAAGAACCGGCACGGGCAGGCAGACCCGATGGCACGGGAGTACCTGGAGCTCGACTTCGACGGACCTTCCGGCCGGATCTCCGACCCGAAGGTCAGCTACCAGTCCAGCTGGGCCGGGCCCAGCTACTTCAACGAGAGGGGAGACCAGTGACGGACCCATATGCACCGTCGATCATCAGCCTTCAGCACGCCGTCAGCGCCGTACAGCAGTGGCGGCCGGGGGTCGAGAGCGCGATCGACGCGCTCACCGAGGCCGCCGTGAAGGACCGCGAGAGGCTGACCTACTGGGAGACCTGGCAGAAGCAGGTAGACCAGGCCCTGGACAACTTCGGGGAGACCTACCTCCAGAACCGGCGGCACATTGACCAGCTACGCGAGGACCTCAGGAAGACCAACGAGGCATCCCTGAAGGAGAACATGGCCTGGACCCTGACGGACCGAATGGTCACCCACATGAACGACCTCCTGGGGATGCAGCAGACCCAGATCAGAGACCTGGTCCGCCTGGTCGAGAAGCTGGACGGGCGACTGAGCGCCCACCTGAAGGAAGTGGGGTACTCCGAATGAGCAGCGGGTCCAGCGCCTGGACCCTCGATGTACCCAAGCTGGCGCTCGTGGTCGACGCGGTCCGACACCACGAAGGCATGAGCCAGCGGGAGCTGGCCCGGAAGCTGGGCATCTCGCCCAACGTAATCACCCGACTGAACCAGGGGCACCGGCCCGACACCGATGCCCTCACCAGTATCTGCATGTGGCTCAAGGACGACCTGAGGCACTACGCGGAAGAGAGAGGGACACCATGAGCATCATCAACCACAAGATCGACGAGAACAATCTGCTGCGCTACCTGGAGAAGTGGGAGGAGACCGCGAAGCGGTGCTCGGCCTACTTCGAGAAGCAGAGCGAGAGCCACGCCGCCCAGCACCTGAGCGACAAGGTCATGTACTCCCCGATCTGCAACCGGCTGATGGAGATGCAGCTGGACATCGCCACCGTGCGGAACCTGATCGGAGGGGAGGAGTGATCGACATCAGGTACAGCACCCTGGGGACGTCCGCCTACTGCGACGACCTTGAGGAGTGCCAGGAGTGCGGCGCGGCCGTCAGCTACTACTCCACCCTCAAGCACACAGAGTGGCACCAGCGGCAGGCGGGGGAGGTCGAGCCGGAAGAGACCGGACCCGACCGTACCCGCCGGGCCATTGCCCAGGACCGGGGCGCAGTAAGCGCCCCCCAGATTCCCCAGGGGTTCGCGTGAGTAACGAGAGCCGCAAGACCAGGGGCATGAGGGCTCAGGTCCACGCTGCCGACTTCCTCCGACCCCTCTTCCCCTGGGTCAACACCGTCAGCGGCGCGGCCCCTGGGCGCGACCTGAGGAACACGCCGGGCCTGGCTGTGGAGGTCAAGGCCAGGCGCGACTTCGAGCCGCTGGCCTGGCTCAAGCAGTCCAGGAAGAACAGCGATGACGACGAGATGCCCATCGTCATCTGGCAGCCGGACGGGTACGGCCCGGCCACCACCAAGGACTGGCCCTACATGGGCCACCTCGGGGACTTCCGGCGGCAGTGGGCGGAGCTCCAGGCCCTGCGGGACTACGTCCAAGAGAAGGATCCGGACTTCTACGCCGCGATGCTCAAGTCCCTCGGGGGCTTCGATGGATGATCTGGAACTCCCGGCCTCGATGCTCCAGCCGGTGGACATCTACTTCGATCCACCCGAGAAGCTGCCCGGCATGGCCGGAGCCCCCATCAAGAAGAAGCCCCCGGCCGAAGCGGCCAGCATGACCAGGTCCAACCCTGACGGACCCTGGGGGGGGCAGGAGGAACTCCTGCCCAACGGGCTGCCCCGGTCTCCCCAGTCGGTCTTGAAGCTGGCTAGGGAACACGGGTGGGGCTTCGGCCCCATCACCCTGGTGATCCGGGTGAACCACCCGGATCCCCGCATCCCCCCGTTCTTCATGGGCTGGCTGTATGACCCGGCCACCGAGAGGTGGTCCTACGACGGGGGCAGGGACCAGCAGGGCCACCCCCTGGCGGTGAACACGGTCAAGGCCATGCTCCCGCTGGCCGGTGTCCCGGAACGGGACACGGACCGAGGTGCGGGCGAGCAGCCCACGCCTCCGGCCCCCCTGCTGGACCCGGATTGCCGGGACGGCAAGCACTCAGCCTGCATCGGGGAGCCCTGCCAATGCTCCTGCCACCTGGAAGAGGAAGCGGCGTGAGGGTCGCCGCTTATGTCGTGGTTCTCCTTGTCGGCATCGCCGCCGGGGCGCTGGCGTTCCCTGGGTCAGAGACGACCAGGACCCGCGAGGACATCCGAAATGCCTGCCTCTACGCAGTGATCGAGGCCCTGGGCGAGGGGGACGAGATGGTCAGCACCAACTCGTTCTGTGAGGCCCTGAGCGAGGGCGAGCGTGAAGCACTGCTCGCTACCCAAGCCAGCTACATCAAGCGAATGTTTGGAGTCTCATGATCGACATGGAAGAGATCGCCAAGGAGATGTACTACTCCTACGGCGAGGTGACCGGCCACCGGGACTTCCAGGGGGACCCGATGCCCGCCTGGTCCGCGCTGGGCGAGACCATCCAGAAGGCCTGGGTCGCCGCTGCCACCACCGCCTACAACCTGAGCGTGGGTGCCGAGTGAACGACGAGCAGGTGACGAAGATGATCCTGGACCTGGCGGCGAGGTCGGGCGAGCGTCTCGCCAACCAGATGGTGGCGGACTCCATTAAGGTCCATGTCCTGAGGCGGGACCTGGCAGAGGCGAACCTCAAGGCCCAGGAGACGATCGTCAAGGGGGCCGAGATGGAAGCGCCCCTCAAGGCGCTCAACGAGTTCACGGACTACCTGTTGGAGCGGACCCGCGAGGAGCGGAACGCTCACAGTGAGACGGGTCTCTGGACACGCGGCAGCATGGGCAACTCCATCGCCCTGACCGTGTACCAGGACCTCTGCACCAAGCTCGACAAGGTCCGCACCAGCTATGGGCTCTAGCCTCCTCCCGAGGTGGGGGCAGCGGGAGACCGCTGCCCCTCCGGAGGGTCTGATGGCCAAGCTGCTGGAGCGGTACGGCGTGTACTACCGCTCCGAGTCAGGGCAGTTCGTCGTGAACTGCCCGCTGCCCGGTCATGACGACCGGCGTCCCTCCTGTTCTTTGCACATGGACAAGGGGCTGTTCCACTGCCAGTCCTGTGGCCGGGCCGGGGGGATCTACCAGTTCATCGAAGAGATGGAGGGAGTCACCCGTGACGAGGCTCGACGCATCGCAGCGGAGTTGGCTGGAGGACCAGTGCTCGCTGTATCAGAAGGCGGCAGATCAGGGGGCTCTCTCCTACCTGGCTGGGCGGGGGGTCCCACCGGCAGCAGTGGACTCCTTCCGGCTTGGGCTCGTGCACGATGCCCCGCCTGAACACCGCCGGTACGAGGGGATGCTGAGCATCCCCATCATCAAGCGGGGGGTGGTCCAGGGGATGCGCTTCCGCTGCATCCGAGAGGAGTGCAAGGTCAACACTCGCGAGGAGTGTCACGACGAGCACCCGAAGTTCAGGTCCGTGCCCGGTGCCAGGACCTGGCTGTATGGCACGGACGCCATGCTCAACCCCACGGATGAGCTCGACGTCGCCGAGGGGGAGCCGGACGCCTGGATCCTGTCCGGCGTCCTGGGCCTGTCGGTCGTGAGCATCCCCGGCGTGGACACCTGGAAGGCCAATCCCTGGTGGGCCCTGCTGTTCGAGGGTCACCGGAGGATCCGCCTGTGGGCGGACCCGGACAAGGCCGGGCGACGCCTGGCCGATCAATTTGTTCGAGATGTCGGTCAAAAGGTTATGGTGGTCGATCTCCAGGACGATGTGTCCTGGACCCACCGCGACCACGGAGTGGGCGCATTGATCGAGGCAGGCGGACTATGACCAAGATCGACCGACGGACGCAGCTCAGGGCCATGGACATGATGGACGAGTGGGTGGCCCAGGAGAGGAAGCGAGACGAGATCATCGTCTTCGCCACCGAGGCGGGGCTTTCCGCCAGGCTGGTCGCTCGGCAGATGGGGATCTCCGTCCCGACCGTCGTCCGGGCCCGGCGCAAGGCCCGAGAGGCAGGTGAGATCCCATGCCCTGGGAGCAGCTAGAGATTCCCGGCGTTACGGAATCGTTGCTTTCCGGGCAACGATCTTCGAGATACGGTCAGGACTTCCACGAGAGAGGAGGGGCGATGACGCTCAAGATCACCATTGCCATCAACGACGATGAGCTGCACGAGATCGAGGCGCACTACCAGCGGGGACCGCTCGACGGCATCTGCGACTACGTCGTAGTCATCAACGACGAGTCGATCGGACGGCTCACCCACTTCAGGCCGGACGGGGCTTACGCCCTGGCACGGAAGGTCCTGAACGCCTTCCCGGCCCCGGAGAAGACGCTTCAGGAGCAAGCGGGGGCACGCACGGCGGCTCCCTCCACAAACGTCAGCCTGGTCCTGGACATGGCCAGGGATGCACTGGTCTACGGGGAGGCCGAAGCCTCCGCCAAGCTCGCCCAGGAGCGGGAATGAACTGGCCGGACCTGCCCGGCTGGGCCGCCTTCCTCTGGGTGCTCGGTGAGCGGCTCGTCTACCTGTGGAAGGACCACCGTGAGGGCTGGTAGCAGGCTCTGGAACCGGCGGACCTTCCCCGTCACTGCCGTCGCCCTGAACGCCGTGGCAGCAGGGAACGCCTGGGCATTCGGCTATCACTGGCAGGCCATGGTCGGCCTGGGCATTGCCGGGCTCCTGAGCCTCAACATCATGAGGACCGAGGCTCAGATCAGGGAGAACGAGGCAGCCACCGAGGAGATCCGTAAGAGGATCGGCCAGTGGGAGAAGCTGAACCCATGAGCCACAACCCTTACCACCCCGGCTGTGCCGGGTGCCAGATCTGTTTCGAGCTCATGCTGGAAGACAGGTATGGCCCGGAGTGGTGGGACCACCCCGACAACCAGCCGAAGCCGGGGGAGCTGTGATCTGCCCCGGCTGCCAGCGGGCAGCGGACCAGGCCAAGCTCCTGGTCACCACGGCCGACCATGACCCGGCGGCCTGCCGGGACCTGGCAATCCAGCCGCACGGCTGCACCTGCCAGCACGACAAGGGGGTGCGGTACCCGTGACCCTTAGGAAGGCCATCGGGTTCAAGAGGCACATACCCCGGGGCCAGCTCACGACCATCGGCAAGCAAGAGGGCACCGTGCCCAAGAGATCTAGAGGGAAGAAGAAGACGATGAACATCCAAGATCAAATGCGGGCCTGGCAGGACACGCTGGACGGGGGCAGCATCGTAGAGGTGCGCCGCGCCGCCGTGGAGATCCTGGCCCAGCTGCGCCACACCCTGGAGAACCCGACGCCCCCGGAGGGGACGGGCTGGGTAGAGGACTTCACGGGCAAGCACTACCAGGAGGTGTCCGCCATGGTGGACAACGTGCGGGGCACCCTGGACGAGTGGGAGAGGAACAAGAAGAAGACCATCCTGGTCTCCATCGTCCGGGAGATCGTGAGGACCGCCGAGTGAGCTGGTTCATCCCCAAGCCGGTGCCCTTCGAGGCCAAGCAGTGGCCCCGGATGGGGCTGACCGTGCTCACGGAGCTGGTCGGCGACGACAAAGTCATCGTGGCCCAGGACGGGACGGTCTACGTGATCGTCTCCTCTGGACACCCCCAGCGGCTGGACCCGGGATGGTGGGTGAGCCGATCCGAGGCCGGCGCGGTCAGCGTCTTCGCCGAGGGCGTCCGCCGGGGCTGGGAGGAGATCTCCAGGCCGTAGCGGCAGCAGGAAGAGGAAGGTGAGCCCCCCGGTATCCCGGCCGGGGGGCTCTGCCATGCGCCGTGGTGTCCGGTCCGGCGACACGGCGGCTTGGCGGGGGCCGGTGTCCTACCACCGGCCCCCGGGTTCTGCTGCGCGCCCTCCGTCGCTCAGGCAGCGCAGCATCCAGGGAAAGCTAACTGTCGGGGCCCTCGCCTTGGCGACGGCCGATCGGACAGGACTCCGTCTCGGGACAGAGCCCGGCCACCGTCACGCTTCCGCAGGCGGGGCAGGTGGGTGGGCTGTCGGTCATGGTGACCTCCATCGTGGGCAGTGGCGGCAGCGAATCAGTACGGTCCTGCTGTCTGTCTCACCCCAGTAGGCCCAGCGGTGCCAGCCCAGGCGGCAGAGCAGGGCCCTCACTGCCGCCCCTTGATCCAGTCGGCCAGCTGGTCCAGGCCGCCCCACACATGCGGGAAGACCGGCACCCCCAGGTCCAGTGCCCTGGCGGCCATGTCCACGGAGCCGTGAGAGCCATGCTCAGACCCCATCGGGCACCCCTCCTTGGCGCAGGGCCCGATCAGGCCCAGCGCCGCGTTCGGGTACCTGTGGGCCATCTCGGCATTGCGCCACAGAGGCGCGAACCACCGAGGGATCAGCTCGTACTGCGGTCGCCAGACCTCGGCGGCCACGCCCTGCTTGTCGGCCCAGACCTGGGCCTCGGTATCGACCCCGGTCGCCCCGCCGTGGAGCAGGGATAGGTTCGGGTGCTTGGCCAGCACGTCATCCAGAAAGCCCTGCATGTAGGCGACCGCCCTGGGCGGAGCGTTCCGGGACCCGAAGACCAGGAGTCGGAAGCCCTGATGGATCCCCCCGGGGATCTGGTACTGCTCCCCGACGAAGCAGTCCGGGTCGTGACCCGCCCCCCGGGGCTGGAACGGCCGCTCGCAGCGGGGGCAGGCCAGCTTGGCGGGGGTCGGTGGACGCCAGCTCATCGACGAGCCCGCCAGCGGTTGACCTGTCGCAGGGCGTTGGGCATGTGCCACATCGCCAGCCCGTAGGAGGCGACGGCCAGGCCGGAGTACGTCCAGGACAGCCAGCCGTCCACGTAGAACGACACGGTCACGAACAGCACGACACTAGCCAGGGCGAGCAGGAATCCTGCGACCGCCAGTTTGTCTCTCATCTATCTCTCTCTCGGTTGGTTAACCGGGGGCCGGTGGGTCCGGCCCCCGGCAGGTTGGTACTGCTACGCCGGGACAGGCTGCTTGGCCTCGGCCGCCAGCTTCTCGGCGGCCTCCTTAATCTCCTTCTCTCTCAGCCAGGCCTCGTAGGCGGTCAGGACCTTGGTCCCGGCCGGGCCCCTCACCCCCTCCGGCCGGCTGCTCCGGGCGATCGTGGAGTCCGGGCCCAGCGCCCAGACCTTCGCCTGGTGGTGCCTGGTCCGGTCCTCCGGGCTCAGCTTCTGCATCGTCCGGTAGGTCTGCGGGTCGTACTCCTTGCCCTCGGGGGCGGTCGTTGTGGCTCCCTCCACCTCGTACTCCTCCATGAACGCCTTGTGCCTCCCGGCGTCCTTGGCGCACAGGACGAGCTTCTCCTTCTTCCCGTTGATCAGCTGATCGAGGACCACGAAATCCCCCTTGTTCTCGCTGCTCACCGGGCACGCCTTGCGGTCGCACGTGTAGGTCTCGACGGTGCGCTTGCGGATTCCCATGCTGTCCTTCTCTCGTTGATGTGCCGTGGCGATGGCCTGGTTGGCCGTGGGATGACGTCACCCCCACGGACTAGGCTGCCTTCGGGCTTCTGCGGTTCTCGGTGTAGAAGCGACCCTCAAGGATCGCCCGGATGACCTCACGGTCCAGCTCAGGCCCATCCAGGTGGGCCTTGATCTGCTTGAGCTTGGTCCGGTCGGTCGGTTCGTCGGAGCGCCAGCACCGGCGGCACTTGGCGGCACCCTCGGGGATGTCCTCCTCTGTCTCAGCGAGCAGGGAGTGATCGTCAGTGGCGAAGCCACACTTGGCTCGAATGAACTTGATGCCCTCCACGGGGAGGGCCTTGACCTGGTGAATCACTGCTCTCTCCTTTCACTGAATAAAGGGGGGAGGCGACTGGCCTCCCCCCTCCTCGTTGTTGGTCCTAGCCCAGCTTGGGCAGGTCCCCCGGCCGCAGGGCCCTGGGGATGGTGATCTCCTTCGCCTTGTACATGACCGAGGGCCACTCCTCTCGGAGAACATCCCGGTTCCAGCCGGTCAGGAACAGGTAGGCGTGGAACGCCTCCTTGGGCAGGAGGATGGACTGGCGAACATAACCACCATCGCTCTTGCCGTCTGTCTCGATCCACTTCCGGACGGTGTGGGCGGGCTGCTTGAAGCCGAGCCCGTCGCCGTGCTTCAGGCTGTTGAAGAACTTGGCCGGGCGGTTCATGTCGAAGGTGACCACCCCGTCGACCACGCCCTGGCCGCAGGCCTCCGCAGCCAGGGCGTAGGACATCGCCAGGGCGGTGTTATGCATCATCTTGGGCACGTCCTTGCGAGCCCAGGCAACGGCCTCGCGGAGTGCGGGCCGTTGCTCCACCAGCTGAAGCTTGCGGGCCTCCTCCGGTCGCATGGCCCCGGTGTCGGACCAGGCCGAGATGAGCGGGACCTTCTCCACCTTGTGCAGAAGGGTCGCGGCCCTGTCCAGGTAGGTGGGGTGCTTCTCCCCGGACAGGAAGAGGGATGTCGCTGACGTCCTGGTCAAGTTCTTGTCCAGGGCCAGGAACGCATCCCTGGTCCACCCGTGGGAGACCATGAAGGGCAGCCTGAGCCCCGCGTAGACGATGCTCATGGCCCGGTGCAGGCCGTTGAACCCCATACCCTCCTGGTCGTAGGCCCAGGGGTCGGGGCTCAGGTACCAGGCTCCCGGGATGATCATCTGATCGACGTACTTCTTCATCCGGACCTGGCTGAAGTTCCGTTGAGCAGGCCTGCCGTCCTTCTCCAGCCCCCCGAAGGTCAGGAGGAACTCCTTCGCCTCCCTGGGGCCGATCAGAGTCGGCTCGTAGGTGATGTTCAGGCCGGTCAGGTCGAACGCCTGCTGCTCCAGCTGGGCAGCCTGCGTCCTGGGGTCGGCCTTGCCCAGCCTCTCGACCTTGAGCATGGTCTCCATGAACTTCTCACGCGGAGACTTGCCGGGCCCCTTGAAGGGCCTGTTCACGACCGGAGCTGCCGCCTGGGGTGGCCAGCGCAGGTCGGAGACCAGCCGCTCCAGGGTCACCTGGTTGGCGCGGTTGGCACCAGGGACAACGTGCCCCCGGACCTGCTTGCCGGTGCCGTTGTTGCAGGCGATGAAGTTATCGCCGTTGAACTTGACCCCGAAGCCTGCGGTGTCATCGACCTCGCGCAGCTTCTCCTCAAGAGTCTCGCTGTTCAGTATGTCCGTCATGTGGGTCCTCTCTCCGACGACTGCCGGGCGAAAGAGCAGGTCCCCATCTACGTCGGACCCCACCCCCGATAGGGGGGTCCGACTAGCCGTCAGGCGAGCGAAGCTCACCGGACAGCCCCGATCGGGGGGACCTGCTCAAGGCTCATCCAGTGGTGGGCATCTCATCCGCTGCCATCCAGGGCAGCCCCCGGGCCTCCCGGGTCATGGACCGGACCGCCAGCAGGTAGAGCTCGGTGGCGGCCTCGTTGCTCAGCCCGGAGTACCACAGCTTCTCGATCGGCGGCTGCTCGCCCTCGCCGGGCTTGGTCCGGACCACCTGGTAGATGCCATCGCAGTGGGCCATGGTCACCTGCCAGTCGGCCTGACGAGGACCGGCGAAGGCGACGGCCTCCAGAGTCCAGCCGTCAGCCAGCGGAGCCGTCAGCCTCAATTCGTGTTGCTCCAAGATCATCTTCTCCTTCTCCCGTAGCTCTCCAGGCGTCCGGGATTCCGTGACCCCTATTGCCCTTCTCCTGCTCGGCCAGGCCCTCAGCCCGCAGGGCGGGCAGTTTCCTGCGGACGGTCGATTCCGTAAGTCCGGTGCCGACAACGACCTGGACGACGGAGCTCCCCTCGGGGTGAGCCCGCAGGTACCCCAGAACCCTCTCCTGGGCGTCCGGGGGGGTTGGTGTTCTCATCCCTCTCCTCTCGCTGGGCCTTCGGGCAGGAATGCCCGCAGCCTTTGCAGTACCACTCGTTGCAGGGGCCGCAGTGCCCCATACCTGAGTCTGCGTGTTTATTGCACGCCATGCGGACCTTCCCTCTCGGCGGCCAGGGCGGAAGCCTTGACCTTGCCCTTGTCGGTAATGCTCCAGAGGTTGGCGTTGCTGAGGGTTCCGTAGCTGCTGTCGCCGTTGAACTCATGGCCGAACGGCCGGTTAGTGCCGCCCTTTCTCTGGGCGACATAGCCGCAGAACAGCATGCGGCGCAGCGCGTAAATCACGGATGCATGGGGGATCTCCAGCTCTGACGTCAGCCGGGCCACCAGGAACTCCGGACGGTCCGCAGCCCACATGTGGATCAGGATGGCCCGATGGTTCTCGGTCCACCTCATCGCCCCTGCGCCAATCCTTGGCATCAGGTCCTCCCTTCCGGGCTGGGGGAGGGGCCCCCGTTGGTCCCTCCCCCTGCTTGCTGGCTACTGCTGGCCGTTGGTGCCCGGCTTGGAGATCGTCGATGAGAACTGGAGGTTGCCCTCCTCGTCCCTTCCGACCTCCAACTTGATCGCTTGGACGGGGATCCCGGCGGCGGCGAAGACCTTCGCCATCTGGCCCTCCGCCTGGCTCAGCAGGGCCGAGAGGTCGCCATGGCCCTTCTCCCGGCCCTGCTCGGCCTGGGTCAGCGGTTCGCACTGCTCGTCACAGCCGTAGATCCGGAGGGACCGGTCCGGCAGGACCCCGACCTCCCCGAACTCCTCCAGGGCCGCCACGAACGCCTCCTCCAGGAGCTCCTGGGTCATGAAGTCGTCGAACAGGTGGTGCTTGAACAGCTTGGGGTCGAAGGCGTCCTCCAGATCGGACAGGCGCGTGACCCGGAGGAGCTGCTCACCCGCCAGGAGTGGACTGGGGTTGTCCTCCTTGCTGATCTCCACCAGCTCGTCCCCGGCCGTCTCGTAGGAGACGTGCAGGATCTGGTGGATCCTGGTGATCACCGACGTCAGGCTGCCCGTGAGGGCCAGGTCCTGGTAGACCTCGCCCTCCTTGAGGGTCACCACGTGCCAGTGCTGCTCCAGGCCGGTGGTCTGGTCGCTCCGGTCCTCGGGGTTGGTGTCGGCCTGCTTCTCTTCTGTCTGCATGCGTACTCTCTCGGTTGTACGGTTCCGAGGGCCTGAGCTTCTGCTCAGGCCCGGGGTCATCTCCCCTCTCCGGGAGAGGGGAGAAACCAGCTGACTGCTGGCTAAAGCCCTGCTCCAGGGAAGCGGAGCAGGGCCAAGGCCATGGGTCAGATCACTTCCACCCCTTGCCCGCTGCGATGCAGTCCGGGCACACGTCCGGGTGTCGCTTCTCCTTCATGCGGCGGACCACATAGCCGCTGCCCACCTGCCAGCCGAGTGCCCGGACGTTCCGGGCGAACTGGTCCATGCCCATGGCGCGCTCGAACCAGCCCCTGCCGGTCACGAGATCCGGCGAGGTCACCTTGCACACGTCACAGGTGGCCGAGTAGTGGATCTCCCTGTGCAGGCTCATCAGGGCTGCTCCTCCTGGTCGATCTCGCAGATATCGGGGGACTCGCACACCCAGACATGCAGGTTGGTGTTGTGGCTGACCTGCAAGGGGAAGGTCTGGAAGATCTTCGCCGTCCACCGGGCGTCGAACTTCTCCCGCTTGTCCTTCCAGAAGTCGTTGTCCCGGTTCTCGACTGCGGCGGTGAATTCCACCTCGGCATCCCGGACAGCCCGCATGAAGCGGTAGTCCCTGAGCAGGTTGTCGCCGTCGCCAGCGTCGGCGTCCGTGTCGCACTGCCCACCGATGTACTCCAGGTCGTGCTCAAGCTCCCCGGCGATCGTCCGGAGCAGGCCCCCGAAGTCCGCGACCCGGACGCAGTCACTGTCCGGGTCCGTGTTGGGCCCATAGCCGTCCAGGCCATGGGCCACGTGCCAGTGGCTGGCGGGGATCTCCTCCCCGACCGGCTTGAGCAGTTCGAGGATTTCGTGGACCTCCCGATCCATCTTCCGCTCGTCAGACATCAGCCGACTCCAGGTGCAACCTGGCCCGGTAGTCCACCAGAGCCTGGATCGCCTTGAGGTGCTCTTCCTCGGCCTTGCCTAGCGACGCCTTGGCGTCGGCGACCTGCTGCCCCTTGTGGTCGGCCTCCTGCTCCAGGTGAAGGGCGATGCTCCGGAAGTCCCAGTCAGGGACCTCCTCCTTGAACTGCTCCAGGGCCCTCATGATGATCGGGTTGATCTTCTTGAGGATCGGCTTGTTCCAGTCCACCTTGGTACCGCTCTCCCGGTAAATGCCATCCTCATAGGGACTGGATACCCCGGACGTCGTCCAGGGCTGGGGGCCGTCCCCCCTGATCCACCGGTCCCGCTCCGCCGGGGTGCTCGGCCGGTAGTTGTCCTCCACCCGGTAGCGCTGGCTACCCACCTTCAGGTAGCCGTGCGGCTCGTCGAGCAGATACTTCCGCCCGTCCTCGGAGAACCGGGGCCTGGTGGACACCACCACGAACGGGGTGTGCTGTTCCACTCGCCCCCTGTCCCTGACGTGGACCGCCCTGACCTCCGCCGGGCGGATGGTCACGTAGACCGTGCCCTCGGGGAGGTCGTACTGGTAGTTGCGTTTCATGCTGTCTCCTCTCTCGGAATTGACGCGGGGCTGGTGGGATTCGAACCCACGTCGCCAGTCGTACCTATCGGCGGTGTTCCAACCACTAGGACTACAGCCCCGTGTGAGCCACGGATGGGGAGTCAGCGGTTAGCTAGGCCGCCTGGCCCGTCTCCTGCTCACGCTCACCCGGATGCCTCTCGGAATGAGGTCTTGCGTACCTGTAACCGGATTCGAACCGGTGACCTGCCCCTTATAAGAGGGCCGCTCTTTCCGCTGAGCTACACAGGCCGATGCGATGGGAGAGACCCTGCCGGGGGATGCGCCCCGGCAGGGCTATGCGAAGCGTTGGACTGGTTACATAGGTCTCCTTTCTCCGGGGATATTGGTTCACCATGCCCCCCGACCGGCCAAGCCAAGAGGCCATTGCGGAGGGGTGCCCTCTGCCGGGTTCGAACCGGCAACTCAGGGGTTCTAATGTGCCCCTTGCCTCTGCCGTTTGGGCTAAGAGGGCGAGTGGGGCCCCCTTGCTAGAGCCAACTGTCGATCCGGTAGCAGTACCCGCTGAACGGGCCCACCTTGGTGCCGGGGATGGCCTCGATCAGCGCGTCATAGACGGCGTCCATCTCCGTGTGGCCGAAAACGAGATTGTCACGGTGGGCGCGGGCCGCCTGCATGGCGGCCCGCTTCTTCTCCTGGTGCTCAACCGTGCTGGTCTTCTCCTGCCCCTCGGGCAGGATCCGGGTCAGGACGTAGATCACAGCATCACCCACGCAGCGAAGCCGGTGGAGTCCCTTATCAAGTACAGGATCTCCGTGCATCCCCTGGACTTGCCGAACTCGTTCAGGGGGGCGAACCAGTCATCCCCCTTGTCCTCGGCCATCTCCTCCCCGTGGAGGAACCGGCCGATGTACCGGAGCTGGCCCTCCTCGTCCTGGAGGAGGAACCTGGTCCCGGCGGCCTCGTCTTCTGCGATCCGATCCCCAGCGGCCTTAGAGGCGTCCCCGGGGCCGACCAGTCCACCGTCGCCGAGCCGGCTGGCCGGACGCAGGTCGTGGTCGATGGTCCAGGCGTAGGGCTTCACCGGATCACCAGCCCGTAGACGTGCGGGAGGTACTCGGCGTAGTGGGCCCCCCGCTCGGGCCAGGAGTGCCTGTCTCGGTCGGCTAGGAGCGCCTTCAGGGTCGGCTCCTGGTAGTTCGGCCAGTTCGGTCCGGGGCGAATGGCCGCGATGCGGCCGGGGCTGCTGCCCTTGGGCACACGAACGACCCCGAGGTAGAAAGCCTCCACCCCGTCGCTGGTGATCGTGGCCCCGTAGGCGATGGCCTCGCCACCCTCTTCGGGGTATGCCTGCATGGTCATGCCTCCTCCCGGCGGCGCTCGGCGATCCTGACTGCGTGAGACAGGGACTCGCCGTACGCCTGAGTGGCGTCCAGCACCTTGGCGACGTTGACCGCGTGGTCGCTGTCGCTGGTGCCCTCCCTCTCCGACCTCTGGAGGTCCACGATCAGGACCGTCTTGAGCGTCATCAACTCGGCCTCGGACAGGTCCAGCTTGAGTGTGTACATTGCATCTCCTCTCTCGTGAGGTCTTACTAACCGGCATTGCGATGCCGCTAATGGCCTCAACCGGTCTTGGCTTGAGGCCAAAAGAAAGGTCACACTGCCTATTCCGGGCCGTACGCCTCCACGTAGGCCAGGTGGGCTCCCAGGGGGGCCAGGAGGGCATGCAGACGGTCCCACAGGGGGTCCTTGACGTCTTGCATCTCCAGGGCGGCCCTGCCGCCCGCCAGGTACTCCTGGAGACCCTCAAGGATCGCCCTGACTTCGCTCCGCTGGCCGTCCATGTCGACCAGGTCGTTATAGACCCTGGTCGCCAGGTTGAGCCTGGCGGTCTTGGCCCCGGCCGCGTGGAGTTCCTGGCGGATACCCTCGGCCTTGGCCTGAGCGTCCGCGATGTGCTCTGCGGTGTTCACTGCGTCTCCTCTCTCGAAGGAAGTAGGCGGAACTGCACCTACGGGCGGGCCGGTTCAGGTGCCTCGCTGGGCCACTGAACCGGCTCCCGTTGTCTACGGTTCCTTGGTCTCGTTCTCTACCTCTTGGATGCTGTACCCGTGCGGCGTCAGGACCCCCACCGGGGGCTCTCCCCGCTCCTTGGTCTCCCAGTCGATGGCCTCGGCCATGAACCGATCTGCGAGCGTCCTGGCGTAGTCCTCGGCCGCTTGCTGGTTCCGGAAGCTTCCCGGCCTGCGCTGCTTATCCCGCTTGTTGAACGGGTCCACGGTGACCTTGAACCACCCATTGCCGGGGGTGACGGTGGCCAGGCCGACCAGGTCGCCGGTCTCGCACCAGACCCGGTACTCCTTGCTCTGGTAGGTCACTTGGCCGCCCTCTTCTCTGCGACCTCGGTGGCCCACGTCTGGTGGATCTGCCACTTGCTGACGGCCCCGGACACGTAGCCCTGGGCAAGCTCCTTAAGCTCCTGCTCAGGCAGCTTGGCCTGTTCATCCGTGATGTCTGTGAGGCTGTAGATCACCTCGTTGCCAATGGTGTAGACGAAGTACCACGAGTAGTCGCGATCCCCGAAGGATCCGAACTTGTGGATGTCCACGTAGTGGCCGATGCCGTTGGCACCGCACCAGACCCGGTACCAGTCAACCTGTTCCCCGGCCATGTGCGCCCGGTCCGTCTCAGCGGTGAACCTCACAGCTTGCCCTCCTTGCGAAGGGCATCCTCGATGCCCCGCTGAAACCAGGTCTGAGAAGCGTCATGGACACCCTGAAGCCAAGCGACGACTTCGGCCTTGCTCCTGCCGGTGTGCCGGGCAGGGCAGTTCCCGTCCATGGGGCTCCGGTCCATCATGGGGCTGGCGTACCAGTACCCTCCGTCCGCCTTGGCGATCCGGCCGATGCTGGTGTTCGCTGCTTCTGCATCAAGACGGCGACGTGACACCAGCCACTGGCGACCGCAGGGAGAGCCTGTGGGCTTACCGGGCTCATCCCCGACTTGGTAGACGCGGACGTCCCCGAGGTCCAGGTACCTGTATCTCTGACGTTCCACTGTTTTCTCCTCCCTCGAAGGATGGGTCCTACCCGGACCCTGGGGCATTGCTGCGCGCCCGTGCCAGGCCTGAACCTGGCTCACACCCCCGGAGGGGCACGGGCTCCTGGGATGGGACATCCCAGGAGCTAGGGGCCTCAGATCGAAGCTGAGGCCCCGGCTTGGTCTTGCTAGAGCATGGCCGCGTACCGTTCCGCCGGGGTGGCCTCCAGCTCGCTGTAGGTGTCCCAGTAGCCCGGCTTGCGGGGTGCCGGGGGTGGGGTCTCGGTCGTATAGACGACCGTGTTGCCGAACGTCGGCATGGTGTTCTCCTCTCAGTCCTCCGGGTGCGGACGCATGACGTCCACTTCAACCGCGCTGCCGAAGGCACCCCATGTCTTGCTGAACCACGTGTAGTCGCTCAGCCCGGCCGTCGCCGCCCAGGATGCGGCGCTGTGCATGTTGGGGAAGGTCAGGGTGACCTCCTCTGCGTCCCCCGGGGGGCTCCCCTTGACCTCCCCGCCGTACCCCTTGAGAACCTCGGGGGTGATGGCCTGGTCGAAGGTGATTCCCTCAAGCGTGGGCATGTGCCTGCCTCCCTCTGTCGTTGCGTGCGTAGGCGCACGGTCGGCACCACACGCCCTCCCAGGACTCAACCGCATGGAAGGGGTAGGTGATGACCTGCTGCTTGCAGTCGGGGCACACGGGCGGCTTGCCGCCCTTCTTGCGCGCCTGCTCCGCAAGGGCGTGCTCCTTGGCCCAGCCGGCCAGGCCCTCCCATGCGGCCACCAGGTACGTCGGTACCGGGGGGTTGGGCATCGGGTAGTAGAACCGGTCGGCCCATGGGCCACTGGCCACCGGGGCCTTGCGGCCCGGCTGCTTGCGTGGCTTCGCCGTCATGGCGATCTCCTCTCTCGTGAGGGTGTGCCCGAGCAAGGCTTGGACACGGACTAGTCAGGGAACAGAGTTCCCGGACGTAGGTCATGTGGCTGACGACCACATGGAGCAGGGCAGGGGCCGGGGGTCCCTGCCTCACTCTTACGGGTTCGTCAGGCTGATACCCGGACGCCGTCCGGGTTGATCTCGTAACGGGGCTCGCCGAAAAGGCCACTGGCGTAGGCCAGGACCCCCTCAAGGCCGCAGACGGCAACGCCGAACGGCACGGGCAGGGGGTCGCCGCAGGAGGTCAGGTCACGCACGTAGATGCGGTGGCCCTGAAGGACCAGCTTCCCGACCTGACGGTCGGGCTCAAACACGTATCGGATCCGGATCGGCCAGACCTCGGCCGTACCGACCTTGACCACTTCGCCCTCGTTGATCAGAAGGGTCACGTGCTCGCCGTAGAACAGGGGCATGGGGGCCTCTCTCTCGGTTGTGGGCCTGAGCTTGCTCAGGCCACTAGGCGGGGAGGGGGTACCTCCCCGCCGTAGGGGGGGTCATCCGATACCCCGATGGGCCCGCAGGGGGACCACAAGGGCAAGGGGATGACCCCCCGGGGGTCACCGGGGGGTCTGGCGGAGACGATCACGCGTTGTACTTGGCCTTACAGGCGGGGCACGTCGTGATACGGGTAGCGGTGGCGAGCGTCTCGGTAAAGATCAGCTCAGTCCCGCAACCCCCGTCACAGAGGTGCTTGCGTTCGGCCCGTACGTACTCAGGGCGCTCTAGCCGCACAGCGGCCCGGTAAGGAGCGGACTCCGTTCCCAGGGGCTTAGCGACGCTTTGAGCGTCCCGCGTGGGTACAGGCGTGTTCGCCTGGTCTGCGGCACCGCCTTGGGCCAGCCGGTTGTGGGCGGCCATGTCCATGATCTTCCGACGGTCCCGACGCTTGGACGCGCTAGAGCGCGGCTTGACCTCGGTAGGCCGGGAGAGCATGGACCTGGTCACCCAGACCCGCTGACCCTTGGTGATGCCGCCCATGGCGCGCTGCGCCTCGCAGAGGGCCATCCACCTGCCCTTGGAGTCGTACCGACAGAGATCGTCGGTAAGGACCAGGACGGGGAGGAGACCCTCCTTGACGTGCGCCACCATGGGGTAGGGCTCAGTGCTCATGATCGTCTCCATTCGAGAGATTTGAGTGAAGTGGGGGCTGCCACGCTTCCCCGCTCCCCCAGCTATGCCGTCCAGGTGGGGGGACCGACGCGCCATGCAAGTGGCGGGTGGTCCCCCAGACCCGGTTGGCCCTGATCTGGGAGCGGGGGCCACGTTCGGCCCCTCTCGGCTGACTCGCCCGGTGATCCGGGGGTCTTGCCGCTCCCCTCCGTCGTGGTGACCGGTGGCGAGCACTCCGGACATTTCCCTACGTAGGGAGAGGGGGGAAGGGCTGAGACACACACGTGATGGGACCGTGGCCGTTCTGTTACCAAAAACCGGACATCCGGTCCATGACAGGGCAGACAGAGGCCCTCGGGCGTGCTGGCACTACAGCCAGCACTGACCGGGAGTCAGGTGGGGGTCAGACGGCGCGGCAGGGGCAGGGCCCGTCGGAGGCGCACCCCAGGGGGAGCGGAGGGGAGGGCCTATTGGGGGGCGCGTCCAATAGGGAGGGGGGAATGTCAGCCCTTCAGGCTGACTAACCGGGTCCATCGCCCCGCATATGGCCAGGACGGGGCTGATCTCTCGTGATCAAGCCCCTGACCAGGGGATCTAAGCAGACTGCGCCAGAAGTCTGCCTAGTGGAGGGCCCAGGTGGAGCGTTCCAATGGACCGTTCCAGATGAGATTGGATCGGTCCAACGATCTTGACCCGGGGGGGTTTAAACCGGGGCACCCCCCTCCCCCTCTACAGTCCCCTCCGATATTTTTTCCCAAAATATGCGGCCCCCCTGGGGGCGACACGGGCCAGTGTCGCCCACCCTTGTTCCCAACATCCGGAGGATTTGGGAACTTTTTCCCCGCGTTTTCCCAGGTCAGGACCTGTGTGACGAGAGTCACATCACAATCGGGTAAACCTGAACGCGTTTCGCGCGTTCTTAAAAACAACCCTTCCTTTAGAGCGCCTCCCGGCGCGACCGGCCCGGAGGGGCCGGAAGGGCGGCCGGTGGAACCGGCCCTTTCCCAGTGCGGCTCCGCCGCTCCTGACTAACCCGGTGGGCGGCCTTTTAGGGGCCGCCCATTCCTCCTTCGCCAGGGACCCCGCCAGGGGTCCCCCTCCCCCTGCGGGGGGGGGGACAGGG